TCTCGGCGAAGTCACCCGTGCCCGTCGCGCCGGAGACGATGATCTGGTCGCCGGGCAGAAGGCCGTGGGCGCCGGTCGTCACCAGGGTAACGGTCGTTCCCGCGTAGGAACCCGACGAGAAGGTCGGGGCCGAGTACGGGATCAGCATCTGGTTGACGAAGTCCCAGCTGACGTTCGCGTTGATCAGGCCGCCGCGCAGCGAGATCAGGTTCGCGTCGCAGGCGACGGAGATGCGGGCCTTGCTGCCGAGGCGGTAGTACATCACCTGACCGCCGTTGGAGATCAGGGGGACCTCCGACTGCGGCGAGTTGATGGCCGAGTAGCCCTGGTCGAACACCGAGAACGCGGTGATCGGCTTGGAGCCGCCGGTCACGGTCGTCGAGCGACCCACCGGGCAGCCCAGGGTGCCCGCGGCGTCGGCGCCGGGGACCTGCTCGAAGATCGGGATGCCGCCCCACATGGGCAGGGTCTCGGCGGCCAGCAGGACGCCCGCGTTGAGCGAGTAGCGCGTCGCGGGATCCGGATAGGCCATGCCCTGGATCAGGCCGGTCGAGGTGTTGTTGAACGTCCCGGCGGCGTTCGTCATCAGTGCGGGATTGATGGTGATGGACATGGCTTAGACGGCCTCGCGCTTGGTGTTGGGGGAAATGCGGGTCGCGAACCGGCGGCTGCCAGCGAAGCGACCCATCCAGGCCGACGGGTGGCCGTAGAACTTGACCTCCTGGTGGCCGGACGGCGTCCGGGAGTGGACCATCCGCAGGCCGCCGTCTTCGACGTTGCCCGGGTTGGCGGCCGCGACGGCCGCGTCGGCGTAGATGGCTTCCTCGGCGATCGAGAAGGCGCTGTCCGCCAGGGTGGCCAGGTCGACGGCCTTCCAGGTCGGGCAGTGCTCCTGGAACGTGCGGACCAGGCGGCGGCGGTATTCGCCGATGCCTTCGCCGGTCAGGAAGCGCGGCGCCTGCTTGCCGAACTGGCTGTAGACCGCGTCGGCACGCGCCTGGGCGGCGGACATGACGCGATGGTCGTCGTCGCTGCGGTCCTGCGGCAGCTTCTTCTCCATCGCTTCGATGCGAGCCCGCAGGCCCGCGGACTCCTGGCGCGCAGCGGCCGCGTCGGCCTTGGCAGCTTCGGCATCAGCCTTGGCGTCGGCCGCGACTTCTTCGGCCTTGCCGTCTTCGGCGTCGGACTTCTTGTCGTCCTTGTCGTCTTCGTCGGACTTCTTGTCGTCCTTGTCGTCTTCGTCGGACTTCTTGTCGTCCTTGTCGTCGGACGCGTCCGCCTTCGGCTTGTCCTCGTCGGAGTCGGACTTCTTCTTGAAGTTCTCCTCCATGCTATCGACGCGTGCGCCGATCGCCGTGACGGACTGACCGACCGCGCCGATCGCGGCCAGTACTTCTGCCATCGTCGGCTCCTTCACCGAGTCGGCCTTGATTTCATCGGGCATGCTTTTCTCCATTGGTTCGGTTTGATTGATAATGCCTGCGGGTTCGCCACCTTTGTCCCAAACGCCGCGCTCGCAGATGGCTAGATGATCGAGCAGGCTCGGCTTGCCTTCGACGAGAAGCAGGGAACCATCTTCCAGTCGAAACTTGTATGAAGGGTTGTTCGGGTCGGAGAGCACGACGGCCGGGGACGTCGAATAGTCCTTCCCGTCCTCGGTACCCGCCGCGAGTTCCGCGTTCGCCTCGTCGTCCCACACCTTCGCAATGCCCCACACCTCGTTCCCCCTGATGTAGGGCAGGAAGATGGTGCCGACGATGCGGCGCCCGAACTCCTTCGAGTCGAGCGTGTTCTTCTTGGGGTGGCCCCCGATAACCGGGAGGCCGTTGCAGCGCGCCAGGAACTCGTCGTTCAGGTACAGCGCGGGGTCGCGCCACGGGAACTCTTCCTCGCGCTCGACGATCGGCTTCTTGTCCTCGCCCAGGACGACAGCGCCGTCCTTGTCGGTCTTGAACACCGGGCGGCGGTAGGCGACACCGGTACCGGTGATGCGCATGGCCCAGAGCGTGACGTTCTTGTACCGCTGCGGGCTCGTCAGGCGCCCGTCCGCGATCATGCGCGCGGTGCCGAGCTCGTCGGCGTGGAGCCGATCGATGGCGACGCGGCAACCCGGGTGCAGCGGCTCCGGCGGGGATCCGACCGGCGCCCAGGCGTAGCCGACGTGCTCGCCGTCCTTGACGACGTCGAAGGGGGCTGCGACGTCCTGAATGTACGTCGTGTAGTCGACGACCTTCGGCGCGATGGCCAGGGGGGATTCCGGGGCGACCGTGGGCGGAAGGGCGGCCGCTTCGATCGCCCCGTTCGCCCCACCGGCCGGGGCCGGAAGCTCTTGGACGGTGATGCTTCGCGCGATGACGCTGCGCTCTCCCTTGGGGAGGCTGCCCACTTCCTCGACGGTCTCGCGGCAGGCGGTCGCCTCGAGCGAGCCGTCTTCGGGCTCGTAGTGCCCGCCGGGGAAGCACCAGAAGCCCGGGTAGTCGCCGCCCGGACCGCGCTTCAGGAACAGCGCCTGGCCGTCCTGGGCGCGGAACAGGATGCCCGCTGCGCGATGGGTGGGTTCGGGGATGGTCACTTTGTTTAGAGGCCTCGGTTCGCGCGGTCGTCGAGTTCGCGTTCGATGATCTTCTTTTCGGCAGGCGTCGCCCATGAAGAATTGAGCGCAGCCATCAGCTTTGCCTTCTCCATGTTTTGGACGGACGCCTTGGTGATCTCACCCGCGTCGGCCTTCGTGCCGCAGTCGGCATCGTCCTTGCGCCAGCCCTTCAGCAGGCCGTGGATCGCCTTCGCTTCGCCGGGCTTGATCCGCTTGTCCTTCTCGATCTCCTTCTGGACGGCGGACGCATTGTACTTGCCGCCCTCGGGTTTCTTCTCGACGGCATCCTTGCGGGACAAGGCAGCGGCGAGCTCTTTTTCGAGGCGGCGGATGTTTCCGGTGAAGAACGAGACGTTCGCGTTCGGGCCTTCGCGCTCGTACTGGAGCTTGCTCTCGCGCTTCATGGTCGCAATTTCTTCGCGCAAGTCCTGAACAGACATCGATCCGTCGACCCGCGCGCCCAGGTTGTCGACGCGCTGGCACAGGCCGCGCACGCGGTCGCCGAGCGCCAGGACTTCGCGGAAGAGGTCGCTTGCGGTGCTCATCAGATGGCGCTCCGGGCGTAGGTGATGGAGACGTTCGCCGTCCCGACGACCGTCGCGAAGAGCGCGTCGGCGAACGGGAGGGAGAGCGGAAGGAAGGGACCGGCCGAGGCCGTCGACCACTTGCCGATGCTGACGCCGCCCGCGCCCGGGTCGCCGTCGAAGAGCTCGATCGAACCGGCGGCGCCGGTGTTGACGACGAGACCGGCTACGAAGCCGGGGGCGTCGAGGACCTCGAAAGCCGCGACGGCGGCGGCGAAGTTCTTCGTCAGCGCGTTCGGCGCGGGCGCGAGGTAGACGGGCATCGCGTTCGCGGGGAGGGTCGTGCGGTTCGTCATCTAGTCCTCTTTCGGCTTCGGGCTCTCCGCCCGTGCGATCTTGCAATAGGTACAGTTCGGGTCGACGCACTCGGCGCCGGGGGTAACGTTCGGGCAGCTCGCCTTGACGATGCCGTCGTTCTCCATGGCGCGCAGCAGCGGGTCGGTCATGCGAGCCTCTCTATTCGAGCCGGTAGTCGGCCGGGAACGGCGGGAGCGGGACCTTGCCGCGCAGCTCGTGGTGCGTGGAGTCGCCGAGGAAGTCGATGACCCCCGCGGTCAGGATGTAGTGGCAGAGCGTGACTTCCGGATCGCTTCCGCGCGCCGGTATGAACGACCGCATCGACGGCGAGAACGTCGGCGCCGCGGCGTTGCCGTCGAAGGTCCAGCACGGCCGCTTCTCGCGCTCGACGTAGAACAGGTGCGCGCAGCGGCAGCCAGGGCACCAGTGTCCGACCCACTTGTCGCCGTTGCCGTCGACGCCGGTACGAAGGAACTCGCCGAGGGCTGCCATCAGTTCATCGCCTTGATCTTGGCGCGGGCGTCGTCCAGCGCGGCCCGGCCCTTCGCGGTCAGCATCTCGGGGCAGTGCTTTTCGATGTCCCGCAGCGTGTAGAGGTAGACGTAAAAGCACCGGCAAAAGGGCTCCTCGCCCGGCTCGGTGACGTCCTTGGACCAACCGGCGGGCGGCTTCTTGACGAGGCCAGCCTCGGCGGCCCAGCTGCCCTCGATGCCGTAAACAACCTCATCGCGGTCCTTGTGGTCCGGCCGGTAGTCGTAGCCGGGCTGGCGCCAGTGGGATCGCCACATGCCAGCGATGGCACCGCCATCAACCGCGACGATGGAGTTCAAGGCCGACGTGAGCTTGTGGCCCTGGTCGACCAACACCCGGCGCTCCTCGAAGGGCAGGGACGCGATCGGCTTCTTGATCGACTCCTTGGCCGCCTTCTTCTCGGGCTCGGCGCTGCCGCCCTTAGGCTGGGACGAGGCCCAGCCGGAGAAGCGCGAGAGCGTCTCCTGGACCCGCTGCTTCTTCTTGAGCCGGATCAGGTTGGCGTTCGCCATGATGCGGCGATCTAGCTCGCCGCGCAATGATGGCTTGACGCGCTCGATCGTCCAGCGGGCCACGCCCGGGTGGAACTTGGCGATGCCGCCGCGCTCGATCATCTTGCGGTAGGTCGCGGTCAGGACCTCGCGGAGCATTTCGTCCATGCGGGCGCTTGAGCCCGTGGCAGCCTCGGCGGCCCGGCGGATGCGCTCCTCCCAATAGGCAAGGCGCTCGGCGGAGTCGAAGCCGTGCTCGGCGAAGTCGTTGACGGCCTCGTCGACGACCTTGCGGTATTCGGTCTGGGCGTTACCGGGCATCGGGGTAGTCCCGCTCGTGCTCGACGCGCTTTGCCGCGGCGACGTAGTGGTCGACGTAACCGTCCACCGCCGCCAGCATCTCGGCCCTCAGCGGCTCGATTTTGTCCCAGGCGCGGTCGGCGACGGCGATCCGCAACCGGCGCAGGCCGTCGTCGAGCGCCTTGGAGTGGTTGGCGGCCAGGCTGATCGACCCGATGACGTCAGCCTCGAGGCTACCGGGCATCGTTGCGGCGGCCGCCGGTGACGACCTTCAAGGGGAGGCGGCGCACCGCGTCCTCGTAGTAGGCGAGCCCCCTGCGTGGGCCGGGGCCTGCGGAGTCGAGCTTCATGTCCATTCCACCGACGCCCGCGGCCTTCGAGGCTTCGGCCTCGGCATCGTTTTCGTCGGACGCCGAGAGCGTGTCCTGGGGCGTCCACGCCCGGAGCAGGTCCATGTCGAGGACCAGGGGGGATCCGAACAGCAGCTTGTTGCTGTTGAGGTTGTCCGCGACCCACTCGAGGAGGGTCGCCTTGTTCTCGGGGTCGAGCTGCGGGCCGAGGACCTCGGCGGTCGCCAGCAGCGCCTTGAACTTCACGTCCTCGACCTTGATCTCTTCGGACTCGGGCTCCTTGAGGAGCGACGGCCAAAGGGCGTGGAAGCTCTCGCGCCACTCCAGGAAGATCTCGTCGTCCGTCTTGCCGCCGAACTCCTCGGGGAACTCCTTCTTCATGATTTTGATGAAGTCGGGATTCCACGCGCGGCGCTGCACGATGGTGTCGAAGAAGCTGTAGGCCGGGCCGAGCCACTTGCGGATACCGTCGACGAACTGCGCGATGACCTTCGCGTCCTCGGTGCCCTCGCCGAAGCCCTCGGTGAGGGTTTCGTTCTCCAGCATCACCGCGGGCATCTTCGCGGCCGTGGCGATGTTCTTGAGGATGTTGGTGCGGCTGTTGCCGTACGCCCCGTCCAGGTTCGTCAGGTCCAGGCTCTCGACCTTGTCGTCCGGCCCCATGGACAGGACGTTGTCGACGACGGCGATCTTCAGGAGCGAGCGCTTGATGCCCGCGAACTTGGCCATCAGGTTGTCGATGACCGAACCGGCGCCCTTGATGAAGGCGATGATGAGGCCCGCCTTCTTGCTGACCATGTCGTCCGTGACCATGGTTTGGACGAAGGACTTCAGCGGGAAGAGCGGGCGCTGGTACACGGACCGGCCGACGAAGCCGAAGGCGCTGGGCGTGTATTCGATGTAGAGTGGGCGCTCGTTCATGAGCACCACGGCGCGGTTGCGCGCGTATGGCTTCCCGGCCACGGAGATGCCGGTGTATTTTTGGAAGTCCAGCGCGTTCGGGTCCTGGTTGAGGACCAGGCTGCCCGCGGTGTTGAGCGGGTCCAGCACGTTGAACGCGATCTTGTCCTTCCAGACCGTGGACAGGTCGAGCGGGTCGCCCGGCTCTTTGCCATCGGTCAAAACTGCGATGGAGGCGATGCCGTAGATGCGGGCCATGCGGCCCAGGTTGGCGATGTGCTCGTCGGCGCCGATGGCCGCCCACTCGGTGAGGAAGGCGTCGCGGACGCGCTCTTCCGGTCCGGCCGGGACGGTGACCTCGCGGGACTGGCTCTGCGCGGCCTCGATCGGCGCGTCGACCATCTTCGCGCCCAGCGGGTGGAAGGCGTAGATCTGCTTGCACAGCTCGTAGCTCGGCGCCGCGCCCGGGACGATCTCGTCCGTGTCGAGGAGCTGCTGAAGGGCAGTGCCCAGGGTCGAGCCGGTGACGGAGACGGTCGCCATTTATTTGCGCTCGTGAATCACGATGGGCTCGAAGGCGCGGTCCAGCACGGCCCGGCGCTCGTCGCGCCAGAGGACGGCGAGGATGATCACGGCCAGGATGCCCAGGACGACGAGCGCGCCGATCAGCGCGCCCGGTTCGTTCATCGCGTCGTCCTCGAACTGGTTCAGGTCGAACGGCATCAGTGCGCCCTCGCCCATTGACCCGTGGCCGGGCTCCTGACGAAAGTGCCCGCCGGGCCGGAGCACCGGCCTTCGACGAAGTCGACCTGGGTGTTGACCGGCACGTCCCGCGCCAGCCAGCCGGGTTCGCCGGGGCCGAAGCACTTCGAGAGGGGCAGGGTCAGGTTCATTCGATTCCCTTAGAGGCCGTCCGCATCGCCGAGGGCGAGGCATACGCCGTACGTGAACGTGTCGAGCAGGTCGTCCGCGCGCTTGGCCGCGTCCTTGTCCCCGATCCGGAAGCCCGTGACCTGGGCGACGAAGTGGTTGCGGGACGTGCCCTTGTACTCGGTGACCTTTTCGAAGGCGTGCCCGGTCAGCTTTACGTGGCCCGGGTAGACGTGGTCGACCGCCTTGATCGCCCGCTCGTCCTTGCCGATCGCCGTCAGCTCGGACGGGATGGCCATGACGGGCATGTTCTTGCGCTGCGCGGACTGGAGCAGGATCTGGCCCGAGTCCTTGTCCTCGACCATCGCGCCCAGGCTGCCGCCGCGGGCGCCGCACATCTTGGCGAGGTCCTCGAGGCGCCGGATGACGCCGGGCAGCCACGAAATGAGCAGGTCGCCCTCGATCTGGACGATGTCCCAGTCGAGGATGAGCAGGGGGTGAAACGAGTTCGACTTGTTCACCGCGTAGTAGGTGACGGCCGTCCCGTCGTTCGCCTTGCCGGTCTTGGTCGCCGAATCCACGATCGCGAACACGGCGTCGCAAGACGTGGGGTATGGCAGCGCGCTCCCGTCGGCCAGGAGCTTGTCCATGCCGAAGAAGGCCACGCCCGACCAGTCGACGAACTCGGCGCCGTATTCCTGGGCGAACACCAAAGGGTGCTTCTCAGCCTTCAGCTTGGCGAAGGTCATCGCCCGCCGGATCAGCCAGTCCTCGTGCGTCTCGTCCCGGCGCTTGAGCGGGACGTGCGGGTTGAACCAGCTGGGCGCGTGGTACTCGGTGAAGCCGTAATTCTTGCCGGGCCGGTGCGGCCGGGTGGGATCGTAGCCGCCCTCGGGCGGGTCGCCCCCGGCCGGGCTGATGGCGTAGAGGAAGTTCTCGGGGTTGTTCCCGTTGGTGTTCGACAGGACCCAGACGTCGCCGTCCAGGTCGAGGAGCGTGGGTTCGATCGACTTTTCGAACACGCCCAGCATCGAGCCCGACGCAGTGTTCGGGCCGTTCTTGGTGAACGCGCCCTCGTCGATGATGACCCGCTTGTACTTGCGGGATCGACCGGCACGTTCGTTTTCCAGCGTCCACACGTCGATGCGCCCGCGGCTGCGGGTCTTGATCCGGCCCTCGACCTTCGAGGCGGACCGCTTGAGGGGCGGGGTCGCGCTCTCGATGACGTCGAGCATTTCGTCGTAGGCCTCGGACGAGATCTTGTAGTCCGGGGCGAACCACCCGACCGGGTGGCCCAGGGCGGCCTCGCTGACCGCCAGCGTCTTGCCGAGGTCGGTCTTGCCGAAGCGGCGGCCGCAGCGGACGAGCTTGCGCTTGCCCGGCAGTGCCAAAGCCGCGCGCTGCCCGTAGTGCAGCGTGGGTATGGGTACGTGGTAGTGCGTCACTTGACCGGCTTATCGAACGGCGACGGCAGCGGGCCGTCGGTCCCGCCCAGGCCGCCCGTGAAGGTCACGTGGTCGCGGCCGCGATCTTCATCTCCCTCGTCGCCTTCACCGCCGCCGTCCTTGAGAAGCTCCTTGCGGGTCTTCTCCAGGGACTCGATGCGGGCGATCGTGGTGTCGATGATCTTGTCGTAATCGGGGAGGCGCTTGAGGCGCTTCTGGAGGTCGACCGGCGCCCCCTCGTATTGGGACTGGTCGTCCGACACTTCCACCAAGGTCATCGACGTTTCGGCGTCGGCCCCGTCGACCTCGCCAGCTGCCTCCCGCTCCCAGCGGTCCCGGGCCTCGAGCGCCCGCTTGAGGCGGATGCGCATGAGCCTTAGTTCGTCGTCGACCTGGCCCAGCTTGACGGCGCCCTCGTCGAGGAGGGCCTTTTCGTCGTCCCGGTAGAACTTGGTGTAGATCCCGTGCGTGTAGGCGGGGTTCGCCTCGGCATGAGCCTTGTGAGGATTCTTGGCGCCGGTAGCTTTGCCGCCGTGACGCTTGCAGCGGCCGTTCGCCATCGCAATGTCCTGGCAGGGCGGCTTGCCCGGCTTCCGTGTCTTCGCGCCGCACTTTGCTTGCCCTGGGTGCATTGCTGGCTTTCGGTCCTACATGAGTTGGCGGTTTAGGATTCCGGTCCTAGCACCATGCATGGCCGAGCGCCGGTCGCGCGACTTGGTCGGATCCTTCTGTTTGCGGGGGTAATGAAACTAGGCGGCCTTCTTGGCGCCGGACGCTCCGCGCATCCGGCTCGAAGTTACATTCGGGACCGGAGCGAGCGACTTGAGGGGAATTTTTAGCTCGTGTTCCTTCCCGAGTAAATAGGTTAGCACGATTCCGCAGCCCTTCGAGTACCGGAGGAAGCGGCCGCGCAGATCGCGGAAGGGACCGTTCGTCGGCATAACGTCATCGCCCGGCGCGTACCGGCGCATCAGCTCGTCCTCGGACTTCTCGCTGAAGTCCCCGCGCGCAAGGCTTTCGCGCAGGTCTTCGACGAATCCCCTCGGGAGGGCCAGGGGGGCCAAAGTATGGATCGGGAGCACTTTGTGGATCCCGCGGGTCCGGTTGACCAGCCCGGCTTCGTCGGGCGTCTCCAGTTCGACGAACACGTAACCGGGGAACAGGCGGGCGGCTCGGTCCTTGGAAATGACTGGCGCGTAGGCGGTGATGCCCTCGCGGCTCAAATGGTAGATCGCCGTCGCTTCCAGCCCCGGCAGCGCCTGGGCCACGTACCACCTGTATTCAGCCAAGCCCGCGCTCCCTCGATCAGCTGCCGGGGAACCCTAACCACGCCGGGAACGGGAAAGCGATAGCCGCGTTATGCGGCGCCCACTCGAAATTGTATTAGGTATTAGCAATATACTTGAGGAACGATATTTGCTTCCCCTCTTTCAAAAGGAACAAATAGGGGGTGTCCTCTTATTCCCTATTATGGCGTTCGTTCCGATATCGTTTTTAGTTTGGAGTAGAGTTATTTCTTACTCTATTATAGATTCGATTTCCGAAAAGGTCCTTAATATAGCTATGCGAAACAAAACCGAATCCCCTGACCTCACCCCGGAACCGTCGATGGTGTTCGTCGACGGCCGTACCATCGTCCAGTATTGGGGTGCAGCGAAGCGACGCGCCTTCGGCAAGCTGATCGAGCTGGCGAACCAGTTCGACCTCCACGTCCACGAAGTCCCGGTCCCCGATGGCGGCAGGGTAAAAAAGAAATGGACTCACAAGCGCGTCGACATGACGATTGCGCTGGCCACGATCCACGACAATCCTGGAATGTTCTTCGACGACTGGAGCAAGTTGTGGATGGACGGTGCCCAGGTTACGACGCTCCTGCGCAAGGAAGCCCGCAAAAAGGCCCAGATAGCGTTATCCAAGCTCTTCCTCGACGGGAAAGTGGAAAAACGCAGGAACGCCGAAGACGGCAGGCTGATGCTTTTTCCGATCGGGAAAATGAACTATGGCGAATGACGTCATCATCTACGGGCTATCCGACCCGCGCGATGGCCGGGTTCGATACGTCGGGAAAACCACGCAGACCCTCGAAGCCAGGATGGCGTGGGCGCTGTCCAACGCCGTCGAGCCGAAAAGCGCGAAAGATGCGTGGATACTTGGACTTAGGTCCATCGGGATGGCGCCGGTCGCCTTCGAGATCGACAGACTGACCGACGGTACACGCAGCTCCGACGACGAGGAAATGTTCTGGATCAAGTTCTACATGGACACGGGGTCGCCGCTTCTGAACGCCAAGGCGGGCGGCGTTTGCGGCCCCCTAATCCGCCAATTCACCGCCGATGAAAAGGCCCGGCTCGCTGCTGGCGCCATCGTCGATTGAAATAATTTCAGATAGCCCCTTCCCACCGCCGGGAACTTCCTTTTAGGTTCGAGGCCTGCCGAGTCGCCGACCCCTTGATGGGGACGGATACGAGGTGGGCAAGCCCCGAGGGTCACCGAACGCGCAAGCGCTCCGGTGGCCGCGGGGTGCTGGGGCATATAACCGGAGACGATGATGACCGACCTACGCGCCGAAGCACACGAACCCCCGACCGATCTCGCCCGCCGCATACGGATAGCCGTCAATCTTCATCGACGCATCCTCCCCTTCGTCGACCGCGAAGCCATCCTCGACGCCGCGAAAGCGATCGAGACGATGGCCTCCGCCCTCGCCCCGTTCGCGAAGATCGCCGACGCCTGGGACGCGAACAAATCGCATGAGATCGACTACGACCTCCGCACTGTTTCCCTCCGTGTCGTCGGACCGGCGGTCCTCGACGCCGAGCTCCTGACCCTCGCCGACGCCTTCGCCGCCCGCGGCGCGCTCGACGGGAAGCCGACACCCCCTGATACCTGCTCGAAGTGTCGCGCGCTGGATCCGCAGGGGGTGTTCCTCTGCCCCGAGCATTCGAAGCCGGTCTACGTCGCCGACCACGTCGAAGTGACCGAACACCTGGCGCCCGCGGTCAAGGACCCGCATGTTGCCGCGACGCTCGACAGGTTCGCGGGCTGGTCCTTCGAACCCGAGCTCGACGCCCCAGTCACGGTGAACGTGATACGCTCCACCCCGGCCGAGAACGCCGGGTACGAAGCCGCGATCGCGACCGCGAAGAAGCATGCGGAGGTTGGGACTTTTTCGGTTGACTATACTGCGATGGCCGTATTCCAGGACGGCTTGCGCGCGTATCGCGCTGCCACGCCGCCAGTCGAAAAAGTCACCTACGTCGCCCCACCCGGCTACGCGCTGGTCCCGCAGGTCGCCATCGACTGGCTCGACGGCGCGGCCGCGGACGACGAGGGCAAGTGGTTTGGCGACCGCGAGGAGGAAGCGGCGCACCGCGGACCGCACTCGGTCAAGCGCCCGGCCTTCTGGTTCCGCTCCGCCTTCCGAAAGATCATCGACCGCGTCGGCCCACCTAGGCGCGACCTCGTCGCCGACCGCCCGACCACGCGATTGTCCTTCTCCAACGACATCGACTACCTGCAACAGGCCGACGCCCATCGCGACGAAGGCACGCTCGGCGAGCGGGCGGCGCGCTCGATCCTCGACATCGCCCTGCACTGGTGCCACGCCTTGAAGTCCCAGCAGGAGGTTCATGCGACGCTGTTGGACACCATCGTCGTCGGCGTCCCCGCCTTCCGATGGGCCGGGCAGATCGCGGGCGATAGGTCCTGGCGCGTCGAGGTTGACGCGAACAAGCTGGGCGAGGTCCTGGACGCGATGACGTCGTCGGCGGCGCAGGCGATCGGCTTGCTGGAAGCGATCGCCATACAACGTAACATCAAGAACCGGGGCATGAGCGACCGGCAGCTGGACGTGGTCGACGACATCCTCGGGAAGCTGCGCGAAGCCTTCAAGCGGCCCAAGAAGCCCGCGAAACCCCCAGAAACAAAGACCGAACCCCCTATTGACGCAGCGGCCGAATCGTTCGCGGCGTCGGAAGGCCTGGCGCCCCCGCGCCCCGTACCGGCCGACGGCCAGCACGCACCCGACTGCGCAACTAAGTGCCGTCAGCAGAAACTCCATAAACACGACTGCGATTGCGGCGCGGCGGTGGCGCCATGAGCCTGACCGACGTCCAGAAGGCCTACGTCGACGCAGTGGTCGCCCACGTCAAGGACGAGTGCTACGACGGCCGCTACAACGGCACGTCTTGGTGGGAGCTCCAGGACCGCGAGGATAGCGCGAGTTCGCCGTCCACGGCGGCTTCCGCGGCGTGCAGGCCCGGGCGGAGTCGCTCCGCGCGATCGCGGTCGTGCTGATCGAAACGGTGTCGCAGAACATGCCGAGGTTCAGGCGGAACGGGAGTCCATACACGCGGATCTGCGGCTTCTTCGTCGGCAACATTCACCCCGCGGACCGCGAAGCCGCGCTCAAGTCCATATTCGAGGAATTCGACTACACGCCCGTGACGACGCGCCGTTTCATGTTCCAGGCTCCGTTGACGGAGTCCGTGACATGACCAAGGCCCCGATCCCGTCCCTCCTCGAGCTCCTGCACTGGCCCGAAGGCCAGGCGCCCTACGCCAAGCAGGAGGAGGCCCACCAGGTCAGCGCGGCCGAGCGCATATACGCGCTGTTCGCCGAGCAGCGGGTCGGCAAGACCATCATCGTCCTGGGCACTTCGATGTTCCAGTACGGCAGGTTCCTCGAAGCCGGTGGCTTCGGGAAGAGAGCGGCGCCATCGGGAAACAAGCCCCCCAGCCCCAAGCCCGAGGGCGTCCGCGATCTCCTTCCGTCCCGCTTCACCAAGGGCCAGTCCGGCAAGCGCCCGGGCACGTTCAAGGATCCGCGCATCGACGACCTGCCGAAGAAGCCGTCGCAGCCCGGGTTCATATACAGGCCCGCGCACTGGGCCACCAAGGGCCTTGACGCATTGGTCGTCGTAGCATTGCCGTCCGGCGTGCCCGCCAACTGGTCCGACGAGATCGACGTGCGGGTCCCCAAGGATGCGAACGCGCGCGTGATGGTTTGGAATGCACGTAAAGCTGACGGCGCCGAGTACGCCGAGCGCTTCAAGGAGCTGCTCGAGCACGAGGGCCTCGCCTGCTTCCTCATCAACGGCGAGGCAATCAACACGGACACGGCCAAGAAGGCGATGGGTACGTTCCTGCGCTGCCGACGCGCACTAGTGGTAGGTGATGAGACCTCGCTGATCTGCTCGCAGCCCGGCAACGTCCGGTCCAAAGTCATGGAAGCCATCAAGGGACTGCCGGGATCGGTCGCGCGCCGGATCCTCGACGGCACCCCGGGCGACGAAAGCCCGCTGGACCTCTACAGCCAGGTCGGCTTCCTCGACTACAAGATCCTCGGCTTCGACAGCTGGATCGCTTTCAAGAAGTACTACGCCGAGTGGGAGGAGAAGAAAATCTACGTCGCGGGCGAGGAGCGCAAGTTCCAGGGGCTCGTCGTCGACGAGCAGGGCCGCAAGAAGTACCGCAACCTTGACGAAATGGGCCGCCGTCTGGCGCCGGTGTCGTTCCGCGTGCGCCGCGCCGACGTCTTCGAGATCCCTGACAAGGTGCGCGTCCCGTACCACTTCGACCTGTCGGCCGCCCAGCGCGCCGTCTACGATCCACTGCGCGAGGAGTTCGAGGCCTGGCTGGCGGACGGAGAAAAAGTCACCGCGAAGCATGCCCTCGCGCGCATGACGCGACTGGACCAGGTCCGCGGCAACTGGTGGCCGCCGCAGGTGATTCCGGCGATCTGCATGGAATGCGAGGGGGAAGGATGCCCCGTCTGCAACGACGTCGGCGCAATACTGTCCAAGACCGCCAAGAAGATCATCGACGCGAAACGAAACCCCCTGCTCGACGCGGCCGCGGACGTCCTCAGCATCAACGCCCGCGACCCCGGCATCGCCTGGGCCGTGTTCGATGAGACCATTGACGGAATTATGGCGCTTGCATCCGCGCGCGGCCTGAACCCACTGCGGTACGACGGGCGCGTCGACGACGAGCAAAAGGCCGTCAACAAGCGCGAGTTCCAGGCCGGTCACTCCGGCCTGCTGGTGGGCAAGGAAGCGTCGGCGGGCAGGGGGCTCAACCTGTCCAAGGCGAAGTGGATGATGTATTGCGAGAATGGGTATTCGAAGCGGAAGCGGTCGCAGTCCGAGGACCGTGCCGAGGTTGCTGGTCGGACGTTTGGCACCGGCATCTACGACCTAATCGCCGCCGACACCTACGACCAGAAGAAGCTCGACGCGCACTTCGCCAAGGGCGAGGTGTCCGACACCCTTTGGGCCGCCATCGCGGCCGCGCGCCAGGAGGCGGCATGACCTTCAAGAACCTGCGCCCGGACCTGTCGACCTCGGAGAAGGCCGCGCGGACGCTCGAACGCCTCGCGAAGCTTGTCCGGGAGAAGGAGGTCTTCGCGGCGTCGTTCACGTTCGACGGCGGCCGCGCGAACTTGAACGACTCGATGTTCGGATTCTCGAATGCGCAGCCGCCGTCTATGAAGATCGAACTATACGGCCGCGTCGACGCGCCGAAGAAGCGGAGGAAGTCGTGACCGCTCGCCTCGCGATTGCCCTTTCGTTGTTGATCTTGGTTCTTGCCGGAACCGGCATCGCCGCGCTCGATCAGCTTTCGTACGCCAACGCTCCGAAGGAGTGCTCGAAATGACCGACTGCCTCAGCTGCCGCCACGCCAAGCCCGCGCAAGCGCCCGACGGCCGCATCGACTTCAACGTCAAGATCTGCGTGCGAATGCCGCCGACCCCGATCCTGCTACCGGCGGCGCCGGGCCAGGTCCAGCTCTCGGCGATGTTCCCGACCGTCGGAAAGGGCGTCGTCTGCGGCGAGCACGATCCGCGCCTGATTGGCGAAGAGACTCCTGCGGAAGGGCAGAAGACGCAATGAGCGACAAATACGTCATCCTTAAAGGGACCATGTTTTTCAAGGACGCGGAGCTCAAGACGAAGACCAAGAGGCTGTCGGAAGCTGCACTGTTTTCAAAACTGGAGGCCGAGGCAGCCGTCGAAGGTAAGAAGGGTGATGCCGTAACGTTCCAGCCGCTCTCCTTTTACAAGGATTTTCTCATCGGCGAGCGTGTACTTATCGACGAGAAACTTTCAGTGTTAGGGATCGGGTCATGAAGCGCATCATCGTCTGCGGCGGCCGCGACTACGGGCGCGTGATCCCGGGCAGGTCCTTCGAATACCCGCGCCGGATCGTCGAGAAGAAAAAGCTGTGCGAGGCCCTCGGCAAGCTGCTGGTCGAGCATGGATCCTTCCAGCTGATCCACGGCGGAGCTAAAGGTGCCGACGCGGCCGCCGACGCCTGGGCGCGCGAGCAGCGCGGCCTTCCCAAGCCGATCGTCTTCGAGGCCCTTTGGGACGACTTCACGAGCCCGTGGTCGGTCCGCAAGGTCCGCAAGTCCGGGCCGCGCAAGGGCACCGAGTACAACGCCGCCGCGGGACCGATCCGCAACGCCAAGATGCTCGAGGAGGGCAAGCCCGACCTCGTCGTCGCGTTCCCAGGCGGCGACGGCACCAAGGACATGACCGACCGCGCCCGCGCGGCCGGAGTTGCAGTGATGGAGATCAAGTAGACATGCCCCGCGTTTTTGTAGTCAACGAGCCCCTCAAGAAGAATGACTCCACGGGGGAGTACGAGCGCTTCCTTCCGATGGACTCTGCCGCGAACTACGGCGAGGTCATCGAGCTGACGCCCAAGGGCAACCCGGGCGCGAACCCGGCCGTGTGGATGGGCGCCATCCGCGAGGGCCTGCAATCCTGGGAGGACGGCGACTTCATCGTGCTGGTCGGCGACCAGGCGCTGCTCGCATACGCCGCCAGCGTCGTCGGCGAATACATCGGCGAGGAGGACGTGCGGACGGACGGCCGGTCCGTGCCCACCTTACGCTTCCTCAAGTGGGAGCGGCGCCAGGGCGGCTACGTCCCCCTGACCCTTCGCGAGCCGTAGAGAATCAGTTTAACCTAGCAGACAGAACCGGAGACGAAATGACAGACCAACCAGCAGTGATCAGCGCCGACGATGTCGAAGAGCGCAAGCCGCCGACCGACGCCGAGCTCAAGAACGTCCGCGACTACGCCGCGACCCTTTGGAAGAAGCGCAAGGAACTGGCTCGGCTGCTTGAGGACGCGCAGCTGCTATCGACGGAGATCGAGGTCCTCGAGATGAAGACCATTCCCGACGCCATGCGCGCGATCGGGATGGACAGCTTCAGCCTCACCGGCGGCTTCCGCATCGACCTGGAGAAGTTCGCGCACGGGTCGGTCAAGAAGGAGGACGAGCCCAAGCTGCATGCCTGGCTCGAGAAGGTCGGCTGGGAGTCGATCATCAAGCACACGATCACGATCGCCTTCGGCAAGGGCGAGGACAAGTGGGCGAAGAAGTTCCTCGCCGACCTGGCGAAGCGCAAGAAGCCGATCCAGTTCGAGCGCAAGGACGCGATCCACGCTAGCACGTGGAAGTCCTTCTTCAAGGAGCGCTTCGCCGAGGACGCCGCGGGCAAGACGCCGCCCGAGAAGCGCCTGCCGCGCGAGATCATCAACGTCCACGAAGGCGAGCGGGCCGTGCTCGTCGACCCTGCCGAGGACGCCGCCAAGGCCGAGAAGAAGGCCGCGTCCAAGAAGCCCAAGGGCGCCAAGGTCGAGTCCTCCGGTGAGGTGGAATTGTGAAACCGCGAATTGACGCGGCGAAGCCGATCTCCGTCAGACTTGGCATGCTTGCAAGTGGTGCGAAAGATCTGATGGAGCAGGCGGAAAAGCTTCTTCCGAAGGAGGCAGTCGTCATCGGCGGCAAATACGCCGGGCGACTTGGTAAAGTGACCGGCGCCATACTCTGGAGCAACGACGGTCTCTTGATCGGCTTCTACGTCTACAAGAAGACGCGTCCAGGCGGACCCGTCAATCGGGAAGTCCTGAACAGTGACAATGAGAGCCGCCGTTACCGGCGGATCAATGAATTAGATTTTCTTGATCAAGGAGAACTGAAGGTATGAAGGCTGGGAACGAATACCGCGGCAGCCGCCGCAACGAGGCGCGGGAGCGCGGACTGATCTGGCGCGAGCTCGACAACGTCGTCGACGGCAACGGCACGCGCGTCGTCAAGTACCCGTTCGAGAAGAACGGGAAGGTCATCAAGGAGGTCGCCCGTGGCTAACATGACCATCACCGCCGCGCTGCGGCACTTCGACGCCAACAAGCGCATCGTCGACATCGACATGTTCTGGGCCTCGTATGGCCGACCGGACCTGATGGGCGGCGTGCCGCTGACGATGGCGCCGGTCCTGTCCTCGATCGCCTACGAGGTGCGGCGCCGCCTCGTCAAGCGTCTGGACGCCGCAAAGCCCGCCGAGACGATCGAGCTCGCTGGCGGCGCGACGGCCACCGTGATCCGCAAGGACCGAACCCGACCGGACCCCCTGACCCAATTCCTCCACGCCGGTAGCAACTACGGCGACGGCCGGGCGCGCTACTACATGCGTCGCCCGACGAAGGGCTGGCGGTGGATGATCACCGACGACGCCGAGGAGCGCGCCTGGCGCAAGCAGGGGGTGCCCGAGCTGGTCGACCTGCCGGGCCGGGGCGAGATCCGCAAGCGCCGGGTTGCCTGATGGACGGGCAGCGGATCGAGAGCATCTGCGGCGTCCCCATCGCCGAGAACGAGCCGCCGTCTTGGTTCAAGGTCGGGACCGCCTGGAACCAGGCGGTCGCGGTCGCCGACGACAATGGCGTCGAGCATCCGCTGGACTCTGGCCGTACGGGGCGGATCGTTTACCGCAAGCACGTCGTGACGGCCATCGAGCTGCGGGTTGAGAACCGCGGCGACCACGGCGTCGGCTGGTACGACGTCAGGGCCGGGGATGTCCTCATCGCCTCCCTCAACGAAAGAAACGTCCACGAACTCTATTATGAGATTCCCACCGGCCGCGCGGCCGGGTAGGGTCCCAGCGCCCCGCCGCCGGTCGAGGCTGCAAACCACCGGCTTATCATGAAAGCAGAAAGAAACACGCAATGAGCAAGACTGACACCAAAGACAAGGACAAGGGCACGGCCGACGAAGCGGAGAAGAAGCTCCCCGCCCAGCAGGCCACCGGCACCGCGCTCGCCGTCGTCGAGATCGACGAAGAAGACGTCGGCAAGGGCATGCAGAACATCTCCAACGACGAGCGCAAGGTACCGTTTATCCGGATCCTGCAATCCAACTCCCCGGAGCTGGAAGAAGGCGGCACCCGGTACCTCCCGAACGCCAAGGCGGGCATGTTCTTCAACACCTCCACGAAGCAGCTCTACAACGAACTGATCGTGATCCCGGCCGCCCGCGACCACAAGTTCATCGAGTACACGCCCCGCGCCATCGGCGGCGGATTCGTTGCCGTCCACAAGCCGGACGACCAGCTGATCCTCATGCTGCGCGCCAAGCACGGCAAGTTCGGCAAGCTGCCGCGCGACGTGACGAAGCGCGACAAGGACGGCCAGGCCCTTGATGGCACCGAGATCGTGGAGAGCTTCGAGCTCTACTCGATCTGCATCGACCCGGCGACGGGCGCGATGTTCCGGGCGATCATCAGCTTCCAGAGCACGCAGATCGGCAAGTACCAGGGCTTCATCGATCGGTACGACTCGATCCAGTACCAGACCCCGGACGGCAAGACGATCAAGCCGCCGCTCTGGGCGCACAAGTGGCTGTTCAAGACCGGCAATGAGAAGAACAAGAAGGGCTCCTTCAAGGGCTTCGTCATCGGCCTGGCGGCGAAGAAGGATGACGGCTCCGACGCGGCGCCGATCGAATCCTTCATCAAGAAGTCCGACCCCCTCTACATCATGGGTAAGGAGTTCAACGCCTTCGTCGAAGCTGGCAAGGCCGAGGTCGATTACTCGACCGCGGGCGTCGACGAGGCGCCGAAGGAAGAAGTCGAAATGTAGCATGCGGTCCGGGAGCGGGGAGTAGGGCCTCCGCTCCCGGACTTTTTTCACAATAAGATCATGACAGGTCCGGGGCGTGGCATCTAAACTAGCGGAAGCATTCAGCAGGATTTTCTCCGGGCTACAGCGCTCGGGCGGCCGCTACGTCGTGCCCGACGACGCCAAGGCCGACGAGCACGGCAAGATCCTCGGCCGCGCCTGGACGGCGCATGCGCCGATCACCCTGGATCTCTGGGAAGCCCACCTGTCGGGCAAGAAGACGACCGTCACCGACGAGGAAAAGGGTACGCCGATCACGGGCGCCTTGGGGCTGGGCGTCGTGCCGATCCGCGAGGACGCGACGTGCGTGTTCGGCGCGATCGACGTCGACGTCTATCCGCTCGATCTGAACATCCTGCTGGCCCGCGCGAAGCAACTCCACCTTCCGGTGATCATCTGCCGGACCAAGTCCGGCGGCGCACACGTCTACCTGTTCATGAAGGAGCCCGCGCCCGCGGAACTGGTCCGCGAGCGCCTCCAGGAATGGTCGGTCGCGCTGAACCATCCCGGCGTCGAAATTTTCCCCAAGCAAGCGCTCCTCTCGGCGAAGTCCGACGGCAGCTGGATCAACGTTCCGTACTCCGGCGGCGCCAGGAGCGTGCGGTACGCGCTGAAGGACGACGGCAGCTCCATGACGCCCGACGAGTTCGTCGAAGCGGTGGGCAAGGCCGCAGTGACCGTCGACGAGCTGAAGTCTTTCCAGCTACCGACCGAAGGCGTCGTGGACGAATGGTTCAAAGGCGGACCCCCCTGCCTCCAGACGCTCGCGCGCGTGGGCTTCGGCGACTGGCAGAACAACGGCCTCTTCAACGTCGCCATCTACCTGCGCATGAGCGTCGGCGACGGCTGGGAAGACAAGCTGGACGCCTACAACCAAAAATACATGTCGCCGCCGCTGGGCCACTCCGGCGTCACCGCGATCGTCAAGAGCGTGAAGAAGAAGAAGTACTTCTACAAGTGCAAGGACCAGCCGATCTCGGCCGTCTGCAATCGATCCGTCTGCCTCAAGTGCGAGTTCGGGGTAGGGGGCGAGGCGAACGACCCGGGCGTCGTCCTGGGCGAGCTCGTCAAGGTGGAGACCGACCCGGTGCTCTGGATCCTGCCCGTCAACGGCAAGGAGATGGAGCTCACCACCGGCGACCTGACGGACCAGCGCAAGTTCAGGATGATATCGATCGAGAAGCTCTCGATCTGGCCCAACGCCATCAAGCCCGAGGACTGGATGAAGATGATCCGCGAGCGGCTGGCGCGGTCCACGACCATCAAGGTGCCCGAGGACGGCACGCGCGAGGGCCAGTTCTGGACGCACCTGGCGAACTTCTGCACCGGCCGGGCCAGGGCGCGCAGCCTCGACGAGATCCTGATGGGCAAGGCGTTCACGGACGTCAAGGCCGGTCGGGTCTACTTCCGCAGCACCGACTTCTTCGAATACCTGACCAAGCACCGCTTCCTCGGAATAACCGAGCGCGAGGGCTGGCGCTTCCTGCGCCACCGCGGCGCCGAGCACCACGGCAAGAACATCAAGGGCAAGTTCGTCAACGTATGGAGCGTGCCAGCCTTCCCCGAACAGACCGAGCCGCACGACGTGCCGCGCGGCGAGCGCGTGGAGATGTAGGATGATCGAGTGGGGCGGGTGGGCATTCGACGAGCTGCGGGACGAAGTGGTCGTTCCCACGCGCGTCAAGTTCACGCGCTCCGAGGCCAAGGCCTTCGCGTTCCTGCTTAGGAACGAAGGCAACTTCGTCACCAAGGAAGATGTGATGGAGGTGTCCGGCTCCAAGAACGTCACCACCACCTACGCCCTGATGGGCTGCATCGTCCGCAAGCTGCGCGACGCGTGCCTGCCGATCCCCGAGACCAAGTTCAACGTCGGATACGCCCTGCGGCACGCCTTGGGCTTCGATCCCCACGAGCGCGAGGTTGCCGACCTGCTGGCGCGCGAGCTGGAGGCGACGGCGCCCCATGCCGCTGCCGTTGCTGCCAAGATCAGCAAGATTTACCGTCCACAAAAGAGGAACTGAGATGACTTCCACCCGCAACTCCCGTGGCCCGCGCACCCAGGCTGCCGACGTCCTGCACGCTATGAAGTACCGAAGCCCCGGCGAGGACTTCCGCGAGTCCATGAACCGAGTCGCCTTCAAACTGGCCGACGGCGGCGACCACTACCACGCCTTCCGCGAGGTCCTGCTGGAGCAGCGGTTCCTCCCCGGCGGCCGCGTCCAGGGCGCGATCGGCGCCAGCCGGAAGGTGACGCCGTTCAACTGCTACGTCGCGCCGACGATCCAGGACTCCTTCGTCCACGGCGACGACAGCATCATGAAGGTCGCGGAGGCGGCCGCGGCGACAATGCGCATGGGCGGCGGCATCGGCTACGACTTCTCCGCACTGCGGCCGCGCGGCGACATCATCAACGGCCTGCACAGCCACTCGAGCGGGCCGGTCAACTTTATGACGATCTTCGACGCCGTCTGCCGGTGCGTCGCCAGCAGCGGCCACCGCCGCGGCGCCCAGATGGGCGTCATGCGGATCGACCACCCGGATGTCGAGGAGTTCATCAAGGCCAAGCAGTCGACGCCCGCGCAGGACGCGATCCGGCGCGCTGCCGAGGACCTGCCGGACGCCCGGCGCCAGGAGATCGAGATCGCGCTCCAGTCCTTCAACCACCTGACCGGCTTCAACGTCTCGGTCGCCGTCACCGACGAGTTCATGAACGCGCTGGCGCGCAAGGCAACCTTCGACCTGAAGTTCGGCGGGAAGGCTTACAAGACCGTCGACGCCGAGGAGCTCTGGGAAAAGGTCATGCGCTCGACCTGGGACTTCGCGGAGCCCGGCGTCCTCTTCATCGACCGCATCAACGAGATGAACAACCTCTGGTACGCCGAGACGATCGCGGCGACGAACCCGTGCGGCGAGCAGCCGCTCCCGCCCAACGGCGCGTGCCTGCTGGGGTCGTTCAACCTGGCCGCCTACCTCATATCGCGGCCCGGCCACCAACCGGCGTGGGACTTCGACTGGGACCGCCTGAAGGCTGATATCCCGATCGTCACGGCCGCGATGGACAACATCTTCGAGCACGCCCTGTTCCCGCTCGAGGCGCAGGCGCGCGAGGCCCGCAACAAGCGGCGCATGGGCCTTGGCATCACCGGCCTCGCCAACGCGGCGGAAGCCTGCGGATGCGTCTACGGCGGCGAGGACTTCCTCGTCTTCGAAAAGCGCGTCCTCGAGCTCATCAAGGTGGAGACGTACCGCGCGAGCGCGATGATCGCTTCCAAGAAGGGAGCGTTCCCCCTGTTCGACGCGGAGCGTTACCTCCAGGGCAAGTTCATCGTGACCCTGCCGGAGGACGTCCGCGACCTGATCAAGAAGCACGGCATCCGCAACAGCCACCTCACCTCGATCGCGCCGACGGGCACGATCAGCATGTGCGCCGACAACGTCTCCAGCAGCATCGAGCCGGTGTTCGCCTACGCGACGACGCGGCCCATCAACACGCCGGACGGCCCGGTGGTCGCTACCATCGAAGACTACGGCGCCGGGTTCCTGGGGGTCAGGGGGAAGCTCTCGGCGGACGTTACCGCGGCCGAGCACGTCGCGGTCCTGGTGGCGGCCCAGCTGCACGTCGACAGCGCCGTGTCCAAAACCTGCAACGTCCCCGAGACGATGCCCTGGGACGAGTTCAAGAGCATCTACGTCGCCGCCCACGACGGCGGTGCCAAGGGCTGCACGACGTTCAACGCGGGCGGCAAGCGCATGGCCCTGCTGACGCCGACCAAGTCGAAGGCGGACGTCGCCGAGCCGATCGCGCTGGACGGTGGCACCTGCGAAGTCGACCCCGCCACCGGAAAGAGGAACTGCGAGTAGGATGAGCCAGTTCCGCCTCATCAGGAAGGGCTTCCCCGCGGACGGCGTTCCGCGGAGGGATCCCATGTCGCACGCGAGCTTCCGCGACCTCTACGAGGCGAAGTTCGAGCCGCCTGGCGGCGCGCGGACGTTCGCGGAGTACGACGCCGCGGCGGCCGGTCGGTTGTGCGCCCGGCGGCCGCACGTCATCCTGCGCGAGGATCCCATGTTCGGCCGCCGCGGTTACGCCAAGGAGGTCATCGCGGACGCGAAGCACGGCTACCTCGTCCTCGTCATTGCCTTCACGGCGCGCAAGGACCAGCGCGGCGACTGGCAGGAGCCGCTCAAGCCCAAGGACTGCGACCGGCGCTACTGGCCTCCCGGCAAGGTGGAGTTCGCCCCGCGATGAAGAAGCGGCTCGTCCTCGGCGGTCCCGGCGCAGGCAAGACGGCGCGGTTGCTCCGCATCGTCCACGCCGCGCTCGAGGCTGGCTCGCGGCCGGACCGCATCGCCTTCGTCAGCTTCACGCGGGCCGCCGTCGACGAGGCCAAGCGCCGGGCCTGCGAGGCCTTCGGCCTGACGCCCGACGAGCTGCCGCACTTCCGCACCGTCCATTCCCTTGCCTTCCGCGAGCTGGGAATCGGCCGGGCCGACGTCGTCGACGACAACCACCTGGTGCGCGTTTCCGAGCTGACCGGCGAGCTCCTGTCGACCCTCGAGGATCCCTTCTCCGACGCGCCCGTGCAGGGCCGCCAGGCCGACCCGCTGCTGACGCTGGACCATTACGCGCGGACGACCTGTCGCGATCTGGAGACCGCCTGGTCCGACCATGGCAGCGACCTCGAATGGTTCCGGCTCCAGCGGTTCCACCGCGCCTACACTCAATACAAGGACGACGAGGGCGTCCTCGACTTCACGGACATGCTCTCGCGTTACGCCGACGGTCCGAGCGCCCCGCTCGACCTGGACATCGCCGTGGTCGACGAAGCCCAGGACCTTTCGCGTCTCCAATGGCGCGTCGTCATGAAGGCGTTCGCGGGCGCGGGCGAGCTGGTGGTCGGCGGCGACGACATGCAGATGATTCATCACTGGGCGGGCGCCGACGAAGAGCGCTTCCTCAGCCTGGAGTCCGAGGGCTTCCAGATCGAGAACCTCCCCCTGTCCCACCGCCTTCCTGTTACGCCCTTCGAGCTGGCGCAGGAGATCGGGCACCGCATCGAGCGCCGGTACCGCCGCGAGTGGCGGCCATCGGACCGACCCGGGTCGCTGGACTGGGTCGCCAGCGCCGACGAGGTCGACCTCAGCGTCGGGAAGGACTGGCTGATGCTGGCCCGGACGCGCTCCCAGCTGGCCGGGCTGGCCCAGGCGGCCCGGGACCAGGGGGTCGCATACGAGATAAAGGGCGAGCGGTCGGTCATCTGGGCCGACGTGGTTGCCATCAAGGCCCACGAGGCCCTGCGCGCCGGGCGCGAGATCGGCCGGGACGACGCCGACGCCCTGGGAAAGGCCGTCGGGCGCCGCTTCGAGGCCTATGAGGGCGGCAAAACTGCCGCGGAGCTGGGCTACGACGCCGGGCGGATCTGGCACGATGCGCTAACGGCCATCCCGGTCGAGCGCCGGGAGTACTACCTGACGATCATGCGCCGCGGCGGCAAGCTGACCGACGATCCGCGCGTGCGAATCGACACCATCCACGGCGCCAAGGGTCGCGAGGCCGAGGGCGTCGTCCTCAGCACGGACATGACGTACCGGACCAGCCGGGCGATGGAGCTCGACCCCGACAGCGAGCACCGGGTCTTCTACGTCGGCCTCACGCGCGTCATGGAGCGGATGTTCCTGGTCGCGCCGCAGACCGCGTACGGGTACCGGATATGAACTCAGGCGCTCCGCGCGACGACTTCGAGCGGGAGCTCTTCCCGCAGCTGAAGTTCTTCGAGCGGTTCGCCAAGAAGCTCACGATGAACTCGGAGCGCGGGGAGGACCTCTACGGCGAGACGATCATCAAGATGCTCCAGCACAAGGAGTCGTACCGCCTGGGGACCAGCATCCGGAGCTGGGGCTGCTTCATCATGCGCAACATCTTCTATAGCGAGCGCCGACGCTCGTGGCGCTGGCAGGAGTGGAATGACGTTTTCGACGTGACCTTGCGCGCCAACGACAACCCGCACGCGCAGCTGGAGCTCAAAGAAGTGCTCGAAGCACTCAAGTACATCCCGATCGAGCAGGCGGAGGCGTTCATGATGATCGCCGAGGGAATGACGTACGAGGAGGCGGCTGCGGAAGCGGGCGTCGAAGTAGGAACGATGAAAAGCCGCGTCAGCCGCGGCCGCGCCGACCTGGAGAAGTTGTTTGCTAACTGACTTCGACATGTTCGGATACAGGAGGATCGAGGCGATCGACATGGGTAAATCCGTCTGCAACGACCCGGGCGACCCGCCCGAGTTCCTGATGCTCCGTCCCGACCAGCTGGTGGTCAACGAGGAGTACCAGCGCCAGCTCACGAAGTCGTCGCTGGCCCAGATCAAGCGCATGGCCCAGAACTTCGACTGGGACAGCTACAAGGCGCTCAATGTCGCGAAGACCGACACCGACGGCGTGTACGAGGTCGTCGACGGACAACACACGGCGATCGCGGCCAAGACGAACGGCCTGGTGCCGTTCCTGCCATGCCTGCTGGGCCGCGGGACGACGCTGAAGGAGAAGGCGCGCGGGTTCATCGGCATCAACACGGAGCGGACGGCGCTTACGCCCATGGCGATCTTCAACGCCAAGGTCGCCGCCCAGGACGACGAGGCCATCGCCGTCGAGACGGCCATGAGCCGCGCTGGCGTGACCCTGCTCCAGCTGCCGCCGAACAACCGCAAGTACAACGTCGGCGACACCGTGGCGGTCGGGACGATGCTCTCGGTCGCCCGCAAGCATGGCGACGCGCGCCTGTCGACGGTCCTGCGCGTGGCCGTCCTCGCCAAGGCGGCGCCGGTCACGGCCATGCTCATTAAGGCGCTGAACGAGGTTGTGCCACTGGAATCGACGCAGGCTGACCGCGATGCGATCGTTGCCGCACTGACGCGCCAGGGGATCCCGCGGCTCGAGGTGGTTGCTACGGCCGAGACCGCGGTCGGGCACCGATCGTTCGAGACGATGGCGGACAAGATAGCCGAAGCCGCGGGCCTCCCGCGGATGCGGCGCGGAAAGGCGATCAAGAAAAGGGACAGACGATGAAAGGTCCTGTCCTCTTCAAGAAACCATGTAAATGGTGCAAGACGATGTTCCGTCCGAAACGGATGGGATACAATGCGAAATACTGCTCGGATAAGTGTAAGCGCGCAAACCAACGAGATCGCGTTCGCAGGAATAATCCAGAACAGTTAAGGTTGGCACGACGTCGGTCGTATGAGCAGACTCGCGCGCATCCAGATCGTTTGGAAAAGCATCAGCGATATTCCGTTGACCATAGATATAAAACCAGAAAATGGCTCGCCGATTACAAGATGAAACGTGGATGCGTTGACTGTGGATATAAGAAGCATCCGGCTGCACTACAACTTGACCATGAAGGGACAAAAACAATTTCTATTTGTCGTGCCCGGTCGAGTATCCCGCGGTTAAAAGCTGAGATCAGGAACGGGAAGTGTAAAGTTCGGTGCGGCAATTGCCACGCGATTAAAACCTGGGAACGTAAACAAGCGAAAAAGGAGTCGAGGAAATGACCATCAGAGAACGGGTGCTCGTCCGCGTCAAGGCATACATGGATTCCCGCCCCCCTGACCTCGAGATCGGCCCACCGGGCGACCGCTACATGCTCCGGTGGATTGTCGGACCGTGGGGGCGTGGTGATCCCCGAACGATGACGAAGCGGCAGTTATTCTTCCGATGTTTTCCGAACTTATATCTCCACCGCGTCAGGCACAACGACGAGGATCGCGCGCTCCATGATCACCCGTTCCCAAGTTGTTCGTGGCTCCTCGAGAATGGTTATTGGGAAGTCCTTTTCTATCCGATCTCACAGAACCGTATCGCGGCGCTCCGTGCGGCAGGTCAGCCCAGACCGACCGTAAAGGTATGGCGACCGCAAGGTGGCGTGTTCCTTCGCCGTGCTACGGAAGCGCATCGTCTCGTGCTTGATACGAAGCCCGGGAAACTTGGCAGGACCGAGCCGGTTGAAGTGATATCCGCTTTTTTCATTGGCTTCCGGTCGCGCGACTGGGGCTTCCACTGTCCCAGGGGGTGGATCCCGTGGAAGGCCTTCGTCAGCGACCGTGACCGCGGAGCGGTGGGTGCCGGGTGCGGGGATTAAGCAGTCTTTACTTTTCTTTAAACCCGGCTTAGGCTGGGAATCAAACCGGAGACGAATCGAATGACCGTTCCTTCCGCCGTCGTAGTCGCCGACAGCATCTCGCCGCAGGGCCACCGGCTACGCAGCGTCCAGGTCACCGCGCACCGCTTCATCCTCGCCGAGATCAACACGCACAGGATGTTGTCGCGCAGCTACCGAAGCAGTCGGGCCGTTCCGGTCAAGCGACTCCTCGAAGAAGTCCGGACGAACCCGGCGATGCCGGTTCATTGGGGCGCGAACGAGCCTGGGATGCAGGCGCGGGCAGAGCTCGACGACGTCGATCCTGTTCCAGGCTGGATGTTGACCGCGCGCGGGATCGCCAAGCATCGGTGGCGCGACGCGGCCTACGAGGCGGCCCGCGCCGCCGAGCTCCTCGCCGGAACGGGACTGCATAAGCAGATCGCGAACCGCGTCCTCGAGCCCTTCCTCTGGGTCCATGGCATCATAACCGCGACCGAGTGGGACAACTTCTTCGGTCTGCGCCTCCATGAGGACGCGCAGCCGGAGTTCCGCGTGCTCGCCGACGCGGCCTGGACGGCGATGAAGGCGTCGGAGCCGACGCGGCTCGATCCGGGCGGCTGGCACCTCCCGTACGTCGACGAGGACGACAAGGCGCGGCTCCTCGACATTTCGCGCACCCACCACGACCTGTCGCTCCTCGACCTCTCGCTCAAGACGTCGACGGCCCGCTGCGCGCGGAGCTCCTACAACTCCTTCGACACGGGCAAGCGGTCGACGCTCGAGGAAGACCTCGTCACCTATGCCAAGCTGAACATCCCCGGGACCGAGTACTACGACCCGACGCGCCCGATCCACGCGAGCCCGGCCGAGCACCAAGGGACGCCGGACAAGATGGTCGAGTCGGAATGCGGCCGGTACGAGGAGTGGGAGAAGCCGGACGAGCACGGCAACTTCGTCGGCTTCTGCCAGTACCGGAAGATGCTTCCGGGCGAAGCCGTCGCGCCGCTGCCGGAGGACTATCGGTGACCGACGATCCTTTCGACCGGATCGGCGAATTCGATCGGCTCTACGGCGGCGTCGCGAAGCGCGAGCGCTTCGGCGAAGGCGGGACGGCGACGGTTGCTGCGCCGGGATCCGAGCTCGGCTTCGGATTGCTGGACGGGCTGATGGCAGCGATGGACCGAATCATGCGTCCCGAGGAACGGATCTTCGACCTGCCGATGGTCGACCTCGTCATGCCGGACATGAAGGAAGACCTCTACCGCTTCCGCCTTGAAACGATGTTCCCGCCGGTCATCCACCACGCGCCGTTCGTAGGCCGCCTCTACGACTTCGATCCGCCGCGCCGGTCCTTCCGGGATGAGTTCTGGGACACGATGAAGTTCTTTTCGATGCTGCGGCCGCTGCGCCAGCGCGGGAAGAAGCGCGCCAAGCGGTTCAAGGTCGCGGCGGCGAAGCGGCGCAACGGCTGGCGCAGGCACCTCAAAAACGGGAAGCGGTCATGAAGGTCCTGGTCGCCTGCGAGTTCTCCGGGACCGTCCGGAACGCCTTCGCCGCCCGCGGCCACGACGCGTGGAGCTGCGACCTGCTCCCCAGCGACGACGGCAGTAACCGGCACATCACCGGCGACGCCACCGCAATCCTCGACCAGGGCTGGGACCTGCTGATGGTCGCGCACCCGCCTTGCACGCGGCTCTGCAACTCCGGCGTCCGCTGGCTCTCGGTACCGCCGCCCGGCAAGACCCTCGACCAGATGCGGCGCGAGCTCGAGGAGGGCGCGGCCCTGTTCTCCGCCTTCTGGAACGCGCCCATCCCGCGCGTCGCCATCGAGAACCCGGTCATGCACAAGCACGCGAAGGCCCTGATCAGGAACTACGAGCCGCCCGCCCAGAGCGTCCAGCCCTGGCAGTTCGGCCACGGCGAAACGAAGCGGACATGCTTCTGGCTGCGCGGACTGCCGGTCCTGCGCGCCACCGACGTGGTTGACGGCCGCGAGGCACGGGTACACCGCATGCCACCCGGCCCAGACAGGTGGAAAGAGCGGTCGCGCTTCTTCCCCGGCATCGCAGCGGCCATGGCCGACCAGTGGGGCGAATACGCCCTCGAACAAATTGCAGCGTGAGGAGATCGAAGTGAGCGAATCCAAAGAAGTACCCCCTGCCCTAGCGCCGATCCGCCCCGACCAGGGGGACTCGGAGCCGCGTAAGGCCCACTACGGCGACGGCGTGCAGCCCTGGGACCTGATCCTGGCCGCCGGTTGGGGACCCGCCTTCGCGGCGTCCAACGTCCTGAAGTACCTGCGCCGTACCAAGAACCCCGAGCACTCGGCCGAGTCGGCCGCCTGGTACTACGACCGGCTCGTCGAGGGCTGCGCTGGCAAGCTGACGGCGGCGCCCAACCCGGTCGCCGAGTGGCAGACCGCCCTCGACAAGCTGGAGATGACGCTGACCGTCGTCGAGCGCCTCCAGGCGCGGAGGCTCGCTTGAAGCCGTTCATCGTCGTCCGCGTCCCGATCATCTTGACCGAAGAAAAGGCGCCCGCGCGGCGTCCGACCTACGGCCTCGCGCCGAACGTCGTCGGCGAGTTCGATACTGCGAAGGAGTCGGCCGACGAGGTCGCCCGGCGGTCCTACGGCGACCGCCTCTACCACTACTACGGCCTCGAGCTCCGGTTCACGGGCGGGCCGGACCGCAAGACGGCGGCCGTCGTGTCAGCCAAGCCAGCCAAGGGCTCGCGCCCGAAGCTGGCGGTGAACAATAACCGGAAGGAGAAAAGGGCATGACGCGCATCGAGACGACGAAGGATCTTCTCTACCACCTCGCCAACCGCGCAGGCGGCGCCGGGAAGGAGGGTCCGACGGGGACCGCCCAGACGCAGGCCGTGGCCGACCTGGGCCGCAGGATCGCGGAGGCGGCGACGCAGGGACCCGTGGAAGTGGTTGCGACGTAGGCCGAAACAGCCACTTTACTTTTCCACGATGAACGGTCTATCGTGGGCGACGGCGCCGAATCGGGCGTCCATAACCGAAAAGGGCAGATCATGAAAGCATTCGCACTGACCTGGCACGGGGCGCGCGTCGAGGAACTGACGGTCGCAACATGCCCAAACCTCGACGCGGCCCTGGCCGCGGTCCGGGCCAGCAACTCCCCCACCATCAACGGCGTCGCGGCAGCCTCGGCATCCGACCTGAACCTCAGCGGCCCGACGCTGGCGGTCCTCTTCAACAAACTGCTCGACAAGGCCGTCCCCGGCGACAACACGGAAAACCATGTGGCCCGCTTCAAGGACCGCGAGTCCGGAGCGCGCCGGGTCTTCACCTTGCTCGAAGAACACTTCAAAGACGCCCCGGAGGCCGCCGCGCCTTCGACCGGCAATACCAGCGCGGCACCCGAAACCAACAACGAGGATGACATGGCTACCAAGGGCAAAAAGAAGGTGAAGAAGGCGGCGAAGGCGAAGGTCGCCAAGGCGCCGCGCGAGAAGAAGGTGCGCGAGCCGCGCCCCAAGAAGGACCGCAGCTACAAGGACGAGGTCGTCAGCAAGGGCAGCGAGAAGCGCATGGGCGAGGCCCTGAAGCTGATCGAGCGCAAGAACGGCGCGACCGCGACCGAGATCAAGGACGGCTTGGGCGTCAGCCTCGGCACGGCCAAGAACCTGGTCTGGTACCTGCGCCGCGACGGCCACAAGATCGTGGTCGACCGCGCCAGCGAGCGCCGTCCGTACGTCATCGGTTAATTGTCAGAACTGGCCCCGGCGGAGACGCCGGGGTCTTTTCACGTAAGGGTCTATAGTGAAAAAGATTGAAATAGGACCCCACGTCCTCTACTGCGGCAACAACCGCGAGGTCTTCCCCCTGGTCGGACGAGTCGGTCTTTGCGCCACCGACCCGCCGTACGGGATCGGCGCCGACGAAGCGGCCGAGGCCGCCGCGCGCCAGAACATCGAAGCACAAAAGACGCCCGGCTTGTCGAACGCGGGCAAGGGCTGGAACCTCTACGAGACGTCCGCTTGGGACCGCGAGCGGCCACCGCGCGAGACCTTCGACGCCATCCGCGCGTGCAGCGACCACCAGGTCATCTGGGGCGCGAACTACTTCACGGACTTCCTGCCGCCGTCGATGCAGTGGCTCGTCTGGGACAAGGGCCAGCGCGACTTCAGCCTGGCCGACTTCGAGCTGGCCTGGACCAGCCAGACCGACAAGGCCGCGCGGATGAAGACCTACCCGCGGTCGAAGGCCTTGGCCGACGGCAAGGTCCACCCGACGCAGAAGCCGGTCGAGATCATGAAATGGTGTATCGAGCTGATGCCGCCAGCCGACGTCGTGTTCGATCCCTTCATGGGATCCGGCACGACCGGGGTAGCGGCCGTCCAGCTGGGCCGACGCTTCGTCGGCTGCGAGATGAATGAGAAGTACTTCGAACACTGCGTCCGTCGAATCACCGACGCGCACAACCAGGGGGCGGGACTGTTCGCGCTATGAGAAAAGTCGAAATCGGGAATGCGATTCTATACAACGGCGACTGCCGCGAGGTGATCCCGCTGCTGGGCGCGCACGCGGAGGGGCTCGCGGTCGTCTCCGACCTGCCGTACGGCATCGAGGACATGGTCGGCGGCTACGGCCGCGACGGCCGGACCATCATGAACGACAAGAACCTGGACGTGGCGTTTGGCGCACTGCGCGCGGCCGCGGACACGTTCCGCGACTTCCGCACGCTGGCGTTCTACAGCTGCCGGATCACCGACCAGTTCTTCGCGGCCGCGGCATGGAAGCGTGACGGCGGGGACGACGCCCCGCACATCGGCCGGTACGTTGGCGAAATTATCTGGGACAAAAAAGCTCCCGGCATGGGCAACCCGATCCGCTACAGCCATGAAAACGTGGCGATCTTCGAGAAGGGCATGCCCGCCTATCCCATGGGCGAGACGTTCTCGATCGTCGTCGACATGCGGGCGCCGACGCTGCATCCGCACCAGAAGCCGCCGCTCCTGATGGAGACCCTCGTCAACGTGGCCGGGGCGCCGGTGGTCCTCGACCCCTTCATGGGAAGCGGGTCCACGGGAGTTGCAGCACTGAAGACGGGGCGCAAGTTCATCGGCATCGAACTGGACCCCAAGCACTTCGAGACCGCGGTCGCGCGCGTTAGGGAAGCCGACGCGACGCCGGGGCTCTGGACGTGAAGCAGTCGCGGCGCATGTCGATGCTGGAGTCGGTGATTAACGTCGCCATCGGATATGCCGTCGCGATCGTGGCCCAGGTCCTCATCTTCCCTATGTTCGGGATCCACGTCGGCCTTGGCACGCACGCCCGAATCGGCGCAGCCTTTACCGGCGTCAGCATCGCCAGGTCCTACCTCCTGCGGCGCTTGTTCAACGAGCTGCACCACCGGGGCGTCCAATGAAGGAACACATCGACCGCATCAAGGGCGCGCTGGCGACCAAGGACTTCGGCACGCACCTGAACCACTACCTGTTCGAGCCGGGCTGGGTGCTCGCCTCCGACGGCCGCATGGTTGCCGCCGCGCCGACTGGCGAGGACCTGAGTTGCCTGGTGCCGGGGCCGGAGCTGGAGGCCGTTCTGGGCCGCTTCCCCGAGGACGTGGCGCTGACCTGCGAAGAAGTAGTGATCGAAGGCGGGCTCGCGAAGACTTGGCTGCGCCTGCGCGCCGGTCGCCTGAACGGTAAGATCGAGACCTTGCCGGTGACCCAGGTCAGCTTCTACCGCCCCGACGGCGACTGGCAGGTACCGCCGCCGGGCCTGTTCGCGGCCCTCAAGCTGGTCCGGCCGTTCATCGCCGAGCAGGCCGTCCAGCCCTGGGCGCTCTGCGCCTGCCTGCGGACGGGCGGCGTAGTTGCGACGAACAACATGAGCATCATCACCGCCGACTGCCCGGGCCTCGAGGTCGAGGGCGAGGTCCTGCTCCCCAGCTGGGCCGTGGACTTCGTCCTGTCATACAAGGACGACATCGTCGGCGTCATGTGGAACAAGAACTACGCCGCCTTCCGCTGGTCCGACGGCGCCTGGTTCCGGACGCAGCTGGTCGAGGGCGCGTTCCCTCCGCAGATCGGCGCGATCCTGGCGAACCCGGAACGCGCGGTCGTACCGATCGAGAAGGACTGGCTGCGGACCTACAACGACGTCGCGGCACTGTCCGAAGGTAGCGTCCGCATCGCACCGGCCGAGATGGTCGGCGGCCGCGGCAAGGCCGAGGTCCGGGCTGAGGTGGAATCCACGGTCGAGAAGGAAGTGCTCTTCAATCCAAAGTTCCTGAATGCGCCGCTCAACATGGCGAGCCACTGGGCACCCGACATTTGGCCCGCGCCGGTGCCGTTCCGGGGAGAAGGATTCAGCGGTGTGGTGGTCGGAAGGAAGTCGTGAGGCTACGTGACAACGACGTCGGACTGCTTTGGGATAGGTCGATCAGGCCTGAAAAGGCGAAGCGCGAGCCGGGCGCCCGCGCTGCACGGTCTGTCCGTGTCGACGACGGCATGCTACGGCCGATGCCCGAGATGAGTTGGACTCCTCCGCATACGCTCCCCGACCTGCCGCGCACCGGCCGCCTGTGCGTCGACGTCGAAACCAAGGACCCGCAGCTGTCCGAGCTCGGCCCCGGCGTCCGGCGCCCCGGCAACTACGTCATCGGCATAGCCGTCGGCACCGACGACGGCCGCCGCTGGTACTTCCCGATGCGCCACGAGGGCGGCGGCAACCTCGACGAGCGCCTGGTGTGGGCGTGGGCGCGCGAGGAGCTGAACGCATTCCGCGGGACGCTCGTCGGCGCGAACCTGTCGTACGACCTGGACTGGCTCGCCGAGAACGGCGTCGACTTCCCCCTGGTCGAATGCTTCGACGACGTGCAAGTGGCCGAGCCGCTCATCGACGAGTGGCGCTACGAGTTCAACCTCGACGCCCTGTCGTTGGACTACCTCGGCGAGGGCAAGGAGCACGGACTCCTCCAGCAGGCCGCCGCGATCCAGGGCTGGAAGACCGAGAAGCAGATCAAGTCGAACCTGTGGCGACTGCCCGCCAGCTACGTCGGGCCGTACGCCGAGGGCGACGTCGACCGGCCGCTGCGGATCCTGCCGCTCCAGGAAAAGAAGATGGAGGCCGAGGAGCTCGGGACCGTCTGGAACATCGAGCGCAGGCTGGTCCCCATCCTCGTCAAGATGACGCGCCGCGGCGTGCCCGTGAACCTCGAGCGCGCGCACCGCGTCCGCGAGGACCTGGTCCGGCGCCGCGATGAATACGTTGCCGAGATGCGCCGCCTGTCGAGCCCCAAGGCGGAGCTCATGATCCCCGAGAGCTTCGTCGCGGCGCTGCGCGAGAAGAATCTTCCCATCCCGCTTACTGCCAAGACGAAGGCGCCGTCGATCAAGAAGGAGTTCTTCGAGAAGCACGCGGGCGACCCCCTGGTCGACGCGATCGCCAACGGCCGCAAGCTGAACACGATCATCAACACCTTCCTCGACGGCCACATCCTCGGCCACCAGATCAACGGCCGCATCCACTGCTCCTGGCGGCAGCTCAAGGACGACGGCGGCGGGACCATCGCGCGCATCGCGTCGGCCGACCCGAACCTCGCCAACGTCCCCAGCCGCGACGAAGAGATCGGGCCGCTGATCCGTGGGATCTTCGAACCGGAGCAGGGGGAAGTCTGGCAGCGGGACGACATGAGCCAGATCGAGTATCGCCTGGGCGCGCACTTCGGCGTCGGCCCGAACGCCGAGAAGGTCCGCCAGCAGTACATCGACGACCCCAAGACGGACTTCCACAAGCTGGCGGCGTCGATGTGCGGCATCGACCCGGAGGACAAGGTCGCCCGCAAGCGCGTCAAGAACATCAACTTCGCCAAGGGCTACGGCGCGCAGGCGCCGAAGCTGGCGTTCCTGATGAAGTGCTCCATCGACGAGGCCAAGGATTTCATCGCGCGCTACGACCGCGACATCCCGTTCATGCAGAAGTCGTTCGACGCCGCGAAGAATTGGGCGGACAAGCACGGCTTCGTGCGGTCGATCCTCGGCCGCCGCCAGCATTTCAATCTCTGGGTCCCGCGGAAGAAGGACTGGGACAACCCCGCGCGGCCGCTGCGGTACGACGAAGCGATCGCGCAGTACGGACACGCCATCGAGCGCTACAAGTCCTATGCCGCGTGGAACCGGAAGATGCAGTCGTCGAACGCGGACATCATGAAAAAAGCGATGGTCGACGGATACAAGGCGGGCATCTGTGCCGACGACGCCCTGGGGCCGTACCTCGTGACCGTCTACGACGAGCTCGACGTCAGCGTACCGCCGACGCCGCGCGGCGACGAAGCTGGCAAGGAACTCACCCGGATCATCCGGGACGCCGTTACCCTGAAGATACCGATCCTGGTCGAGAGCGATCGCGGGGAGAATTGGGGAGCGTGCGGGTAAATGACCACAACCGAAGGGAAGATGAAATGAGCCTGATCTTGTTCGTAGACACCGAGACGTGCGGCATTCCGAACGACAGTTTGCCCGACGACCACGAAGCGCAGCCGCCGCTCGTCCAGCTGGGGTGCCTGCTGGCGGACGAGGACAACGGCGCCGAATACGCCACGCTCGAGCTGATCGTCCGGCCGAACGGCTATACGATCCCGGACTCCGCCGCCAAGGTCCACGGCATCACGACCGCGCTCGCCGAGGCCGCGGGCGTGCCTCTGTCCCTAGTGATCCCCGCCTACGTCCACCTCCGCGCCAGGGCGTCGAAGGTCGTCGCCCACAACGCCGAATTCGACCTCAAGATCATGCGGCAAGCGATCGCGCGCAACGGCAAGCCGGTCTCGCTGCCTGGCCCCGTTGAATACGAATGCACGGCCGACCTGGCGACGCCGATCCTGAACCTGCCGCCCACCCCGCGCATGATCAAGGCGGGGTACGGCAACAAGCCGAAGCGCGCCAACTTGATGGAGGCGCACGAGTACTTCCTCGGTGAGAAGTTCGAAGGCGCGCACGGCGCCCTGGCGGACGTCCGAGCCTGCGCCCGCGTCTACTTCGAGATCAAGCGCCGGGCGGCCGAAGCCGCGAAGGAGGTCGCGTGACGGTCTTCAAGGAATACTACGAGATGACGGGCGCGGCCGCCCTGAAGCTGGCCCGCGCCCACGCCGACAAGCAGCAAAAGGCGCGCGACGCGCACTGGAAGCTGATCAACGAGCTCAAGGCCGACGGGTACAGGCCGTCGCACGAGGGCCGCATCAAGACGCTACTGTTCGCGCCACCGTCCGGCGCCAATGCCAAGAGCGCCGTCCCGCCCGGCATGCGGTACGTCGGCAAGGACGTCGTCGACGGCAAGATCCGGCTCGAGTATGCCCCGGCGCGGAACACCAAGTCCGGACGCGAGCTCGCGAAGAAGTTCTCCGAGGTCGACCGCATCGAGTCCTGGTCGTCCTTCGCCGACGCGTTCGGCAAGTTCGAAGGGCGATCGCCGATCGGCGAGGGCAGCGGGAGCCGGACCGGCTTCCTCATCTACCACTGCCACGGCGTCCACGTGCGGAAGCCCCGGGAGCGATTCTTCCTCGTCTACCCCCGCGAGCTGAAGGATAAGTGGAAAGCACCCCCTGGCCTCAAGCTGGTGCGCGAATCCGACATGCTGCGCGCGATCGAAGATCACAACGCGGTCGTCGACCGCAAGAAAAAGAAGGTCGCGGCATGAGCCTGTTCGAAGGAGCGACCGAGGAGCCGTTCGCCATCACCCGCAGTGCCGTCATCACGCCGTGCGGCCTGTACCGGCTGCGTCTGGACAGGGGGATCGCCGCCGAGGGTCTGGTGGCGGTCGTCCTGGGCGTCAACCCGTCCAAGGCCGACGGCGAAGTCGACGACCCCACCGTCGTTAAGGTCACCGGCTTCGGCCGCCGCCTGGGCTGGCGGATGTTTTCGATGGGCAACAAGTTCGCGTACCGGGCAACGGACGTGAACGAACTGAAGCTCGCCGAGCATCCCGTGGGGCCGCAGAACGACGCCTTTCTCGAATCGATGATGGGGCAAGCCGACGTCGTCGTGGCGGCCTGGGGGCCGCTGTCCAAGCTGCCGCGCGGGCTGCGCGACCGATGGCGCGCGGTGTGTTGCATAGCCGACCGCGTCGGCAAGCCCCTCAAGTGCTGGGGCACGGCCCAGGACGGGCAGCCGCGGCACCCGCTGATGCTCGCCTACGACACGTCGCTCGTCGACTGGGAGAGGCCGTCATGAAGATCGAGCAGTTCCGCCGCCTCAAGAAGTTCATGATGATGACGATGTCGGGGTCGGAGGCCGAGGTCGCGATGGCGATCCGCAAGGCGAACGAGGCCGTCGTCGAAGCCGGGACCGACTGGAACAAGATCCTGGACCGCGTCGTGAAGGTCGAACTCGAGATCGAGTCGGTCGAGGCCGCGACGGGGCAGTCGTCGGATCCAGAGGATCGCGCGGCCGTCAGGGCAGCGTTCCGCAAGCGCGTCGACGACGCATTCACGGCGATCGAGTCCACGGACCCGCGCGGCGACTTCGCGGACTTCATTACCAGCCTGAAGGACCAATGGGAGAAACGGGGGACCTTGACGGGTCCCCAGCTGGATGCGCTCTTCAAGAGCGCGAAGAAGACGGGGAGGTTCGAATGATTCTGTCGGGACAGACGATCCGGAGGTATTGCGACGGCGACGCGCCGCTGATAGCGCCGTTCAGTGAGCGCAAGGAGCTCGCCTACACGGACTTCCGCAACGTCGAAGGGCGCCAGGTACCTCACCAACTGAAGATGACGTACGGCGTCGGCCCGGCGGGATACGACGTCCGTGTCGAGTTCGACGAGCACGGCGAGAAGCCGAGCATCATGGTCCCGCCCGGCGGCTTCGTCCTGGCGTCCACGATCGAGCGGTTCCAGATGCCGGTCCACGTCATCGGCATGGTCGCGGACAAGAGCTCGTGGGCGCGGCGCGGCATCGCCGTCCAGCACACGGTGATCGAGCCCGGCTGGGCGGGCTGGCTGACGCTCGAGATCAGCAACCACTCCGCCGCGGCCATCCGCATCGAGCGCGGCATGCCGATCGCGCAGATCATCTTCCACGTGATCGACGAGGCCGTCGACTTCCCGTACGACGCCGCGGGCAAGTACCAGAACCAGGGCCGGGGGCCGCGGGAGGCCAAGTGACGATCGAATCGGAGCTCTTTAAGTTCGACGAAGCCGACCTCATCGGAGTCAGTCTGAAGAGCGTGCAGGATCAGATCATGGAACAAATACGAGAAAAACTGCGCCAGGGCGTTCCCGTCAATCTGATCTTCAACGGCGAAGTGGTCATGACCATGTACCCGGACGGAACGACCGAGGCGGGCGGCCTGCGGTACTGGCCCAACGGAAGGATCCGCGGGTGACCATCGAATCAAACTTCTGGTCGACCGTCCACGCGAACCTCTCGCCGTACGGCGCGCTCAAGCGGATCGAAAATTCCGCCGACAAGGGTACCGGCGACGTCGCCTACTGCCTGACGCGCCCCAAGCCCGGCTCGCTGCCCGCGAGCGGCTGGCTGGAGCTGAAGGTCGCCGAGTGGCCCGCCAAGCCGCTGACGTCCATACGGCCGCGCCATCTGACGAAGGACCAGGTCCTCTTCGCCGAGGAATGGTCCGACGCGGGCGGCCGGGCGTGGTTGATCCTCCGCGCCACCCCCTGGTACCTGCTGTTCGACCCCGCCGGGATCAGGGGGCTCTACGAGGGCCGCGTGTGCGCCCGCGACGCGCCCGCGATCGCCAAGGCGGCGTCCATCGGTCGTTTCCCTACCGGGCCGGTCCTGAAGGCCCTGACGTCTGTATAAAGGAATCGTTATATGGTGAAGAAACCCCGAAACGTGGACTTTGACCTGGGTCGCCGGACGCCCGCGGAGCGGCTCTGGCTGGCCCGCAAGGCGGCCGGGCTGACGCAGGTCCAGGCCGCCCAGCTGGCCGGGGTCGGCGAAAACGCCTATGGCGACGCCGAGAAGGGCCGGTCTGCCGCTGTCCGCGGACCTGTGCCCGGGATTCCGGGCGTCCGGCGCCCGACGCTGGCCCAGCTGCTTGCCCTGGCCCGGCGCCGCTGGGGAGGCGGCCTGGCGGCCGTGGCGTCGGAGGCTGGGTTCTGCCGGGTCTGGTACCTCGCCAAGGAGCGGTCGGGTAGCCGGGCGCTGAAGCTTCACTGGGAGGGCCTGGGCTTTACTTTTCCGCGGAAATGACGCTAGGGTGCTTCGATAACCGGAGACGAGCCATGCGGACGAAGTACACCGACCCCGACTTTCGCAGGACCCCGCGGACGGCGCTGTTCTGCTACCAGTGCCAGAAGGACCTCAAGCCCGACAGCCCGTACCGGATGGTCTACATTGTAGACGGCATGCACGCGCTGCATCCGGACGACGTTGCAGGCTACGCCAAGGGCAAGAACGACATCGGATGGATCCAGATCGGGTCCGACTGCGCGCGGCGCCTTGGCCTGGAGTGGTCAGTGCCGAAAAAGGAATCACAGTAATGGTATTTGATCTTTCCAAAAAGGAAGACCGGATCGCCTTTGGTCGACGCCTTCATGCGCGTCGCACCAAACTAGGGCTCACTCAAGCCGTGGTCGCGCACCGAGCGCGATGCACGCAATTTCCGGTCTCGATGGCGGAGCGCGGTGGACGCACGACGTGGGCGCGTGAGATACGCCGGGTCCTACTGGACGCCGAACTCTCTAACCGACGTGTGCGCCAAGAGAAGTCTCGCATCGCCAAGATGCGTGCGTTGTGGGCCGCCATACCGACCTCCCCGGAGAAGGCTGCCTGCGAGCAGGCCATGTTAGATCGCGCGTGGACGCTGCTCGATACTGGAATGGAGGGTGCGGCCGGATGCGACGCCCTTTTGGAATTCATGCCCGAAGCCCGGGCGGATGAACTTTTGAATGAATACTTCAAGGAGGACGTGAAATGAATACGCCAGTGGGACGCCTGGGCGCGGCCGTCGAAGCAGCTGCCAGCGACCAGACCGAAGACCAGAAGCGGCGGCAGATCGCCCGCGTCGATCGCATGCGCTGGGGTACCGGGCGCCACGCCTCCGGCGCATACGGCATCATCAGCGGTCGGGGTGAAGTGATCTCCGAGTCGCGCGAGGAAAAGCACCGCGACGCGATCATCGCCGTCGTCCGGTCGGAGGCCGCCGGTGCAGCCATGGTCGAGCGCCTGTTGACCGAGATTAAGACGCCGGGCGCTTCGGCGACGGCGATCGCTTGCCTGGTCCAGGACGCCGAATCTTACCTGGCAGGTCGGCCGTGAAGGGCAAGCGATTCGATCCCGGGCCGTCGCCCTTCGTGGCGGGTGCAGATGTCGCGGTTATCGATCACGACGGCGTGATCCGCAAGCGCCAGGTCGACAAGGTCTACAAGAGCGGGAACTTCACGCTGGTGACCAAGCACCCGGACCGCGGGGTGCGGCCGGACCAGTGGCGCCCCTACGGCGACCGCGCCGGGCTGGTGGGGCAGGGCAAGTGGGGTCGGTCCAGCTGCCATCCCTGGACGCCCAAGCTGGCCGAGGAGGCCATCCGGCAAGCCTGGGCGCGGCGCCACAAGCACCTGTGCCGGTCGCTGGCCGAGCTGTTCTCCAAGCCAGACGTCCTGGACGCGGGCTTCGTCGAGGACATCTGCGAGGCCGTGGCCGCCAAGGCCGTGGCCGGGTTCTGCGGCGAGCAATGACATTGCTCACTTTACTTTTCCCCGGAAGCCCGGCAAGCTGACCATCGCCGACCCGATTCCCGGACCGACTTCCGGGAGGGCGGCTTCAAGGAGATAACCGATGACCGCCGCAACCCTCGCCCTCACAAACCCACGCAAGTTCGTCGCCAGCGCCTACCAGCGCCGCTTCTTCGACTGGATCGCCACCGGACACGGCAGCGCGATCCTCAAGGCGGTCGCGGGCAGCGGCAAGTCCACCAGCATCGTCCGCGCGCTGGAGTACATCCCCGAGACGGCCACGGTTCTGATCCTGGCCTTCAACACGCCGATCGCCAAGGAGATGCGGGAGAAGATCGTGAAGTTCGGCGAGGAGGTCGGGCGCACCTTCCGCAACGTCGAAGCCTCGACATTTCACTCCCGCGGCTTCCGCGCGCTGGCCCGGCGCTGGGGCAAGGACGCCAAGGTCGAAGTCGACGACGGCAAAGTCCGCAAGATCCTCAAGGACCGGCTCTCCGAAGTCGAATACGAGCTCTACGGCGACTTCGTGAACAAGCTGGTCGGCTTCGCCAAGGGCGTCGGCGTCGGCATCCCCGGCCTGGCGCGCGACGAGGACGCGACCTGGCGCGGGATCATCGAGACGCAGGACATGTGGCTGGACTCCGAAGACGCCACCGAGGACCGCGCGGTCGACATCGCCCGCAAGGCCCTGCGCGCCTCCAACGCCAAGGCGGAAGCCGAACGCTGGATCGACTTCAACGACCAGCTCTACCTCCCGCTCCTCTGGAACATCCGGCTCTTTCCCCACCACTGGGTCTTCGTCGACGAAGCGCAGGACACCAACCCGGTCCGGCGGCTGTTCGCGCGGAAGTGCCTGCGCCCCGACGGCCGGTTCGTTGCCGTTGGCGACCCCCGCCAGGCCATCTACGCCTTCACCGGCGCCAGCAGCGACGCCATGGACCAGATCGCCGACGAGTTCGACACGATCGAGCTGCCGCTGACGGTGAGCTACCGCTGCCCCAAGGCGGTCGGCCGCCTGGCCCAGGCGATCGTCCCGTACTTCGAGGTCGCCGACGGCGCCATCGAGGGCGAGGTCCTGGACCTGCCCGCCAAGCCGAAGAAGGGCGAGCGCGGCGCCTTCGACGGACTCGGCAGCCGCGACATGGTCTTGTGCCGCCAGACGGCCCCCCTGGTTTCGCTCGCCTTCGCGTTCATCGCCGAGGGCAGGGGGTGCTTCGTGCTGGGGAAGGACATCGGCGCGGGCCTGACCGGCCTGATCAAGAAGCTGCGACCCAAGGGCGTCGACGGCCTGCTCGAGCGCCTGGACGCGTACTTCGACAAGGAGCGCGCCAAGTTCGAGGTCAAGGAGGAGACGGCCAAGATCGAGGCGCTGGCCGACCGCATCGCCTGCATCAAGACGGTCATCGACGGCTGCGGCGAGCGGGCGACGGTACCGGCGGTCCTCGCAAAGATCGAGGAGCTCTTCGCCGACGGCACCGGGAACGGGCTGCTGACGCTTTCGACGATGCACAAGTCCAAGGGTCGCGAGGCCCCGCGGGTCGCGATCTACAAGCCGGAGCTCTGCCCCTCGAAGGCGGCGAAGTCGGAAGAAGCTTACCAGCAGGAGATGAACCTGCTCTACGTTGCCGAGACGCGCGCCATCGAGACGCTGATCTTCGCCCAGGGGGAGTACCGCTGATGGGCTTGTTTCGACGCAAGTTCGACGGGCAGATCACTTCGACGGAGTCGGAGCGCCGCGAGGCCGAGGATGACCGGAACGCCGAGCGCCTCGTCCGGTGGGTCAAGGTCTCCGGCTACCGGCGGCACCTCGCCGCGATCGATGCTGCGGTTGAGGCGACGTACGGCCCGGGGCAACCGACGCTCGTGTCGGCGTACGACGAAATGAGGGGACGCTGCTGATGGGAAAGCACTGCGGCAACGCCGAAGTGAGCAAGATGCTGGACGTCCTGGTAGACGAGTTCGGCTGGGAGGTCGAGCGGCGCCGGGACCACGTGGTCGCCTGGGCGCCGGGCAGGATCGAGAAACTGACCGTTTCGGGCGGCAAGCACGTCGACCCGGAGTACCTGCGGAAGCTGAAGGGCAAGATCCGGAAGCTCCGCGAAGCCAAGGAGTCGAGGACATGAAATTACTGTTCGGACTGATCGTATTCTTCATCCTCTTCGGGTGGCTCGGCCTTGCGTCCGTGCTGGTCCTGGCGGTGAAGTACTTCTGGGTCCTGGTCGCGCTGCTGGCGATCTGGGTCTTCCGCGGGCCGCTTGGCGAACTGTCCGACCGGCTCCAGGGGGTACCTCCCGCGGTTGTACCGCACGATCCCGATGCGCCCGTCTGCCCGGCTTGCGGCGGATACGGTGGTTTTTATACCTGCCCGAAATGCACGAACGGTAAGGCAGGTTCGTGAGGTACTTCACCGCCGACACGCACTTCGGACACAAGAAGGCGCCCGCCTGGCGCGGCTACGGCGGCGTCGACGAAATGGACGCGGAGATGATCTACGCCTGGAACCAGGTCGTGGGCGGAGGCGACTTGGTGATCCACCTCGGCGACTTCGCCTTCGCGAACAAGACCCGCGTCGAGGACCTGCTGTCGAAGCTGCATGGCGAGAAGGACCTCGGCCGCGGCAACCACGACCCGCGGTCGACCGTCAACGCGGTCGGCTGGGCCGGGTGGTTCGATCGCCGCGTGATCACGCTCGCCGACGGCGCGCGGGCCGAGTTGGTCCACAACCCGGCGGACGCGACCGGCCGCACCGGCCTGGTCCTGCACGGCCACATGCACGGCATGCCGAACCTTCACCCCTTCGAACGCAAGCCCGGCGTTCGGTACTACGACGTGGGCGTCGACGCGCGAAAGGACATGGCTCCGATCCGCGAATGGGACTTGATCGAAAAACTCAACAGGAGATAACCGGAAATGATGACTTTTGAAAAGTACCGCGGCCGACTTCCTCGAGGGCCTCTACACGGAGCTCTGCCCGCTCGCGGACCGCTTCGAGCGGATCGAATCGGGGTACAAGGAAGACCTCGCCGCGATCGGCGTTTTGTAGAAACACGGAAAGGATAACCGGAAAATGGCACGCAAGAAGAACGACTACGAACACATGTACCTCGTCGCCCTCGAACCCGAGGCGCCGCTGCCGAAGGGCACGGTCCTTCAGGCCTTGGTGAAGTCGTCGGGAGACACAGTGGGCGCGGTGAACATCCGCCTCGACGACTTCGAGCTCTGGCGCGAGCAGAAGGTCGTCCGGACCTTCAAGTCTCTGCGCGAGATGTTCGCCTACATCAACAAGCGGGGGTGGTAGTCGTGAGTAAAACGATCACGATCAAAGGTCGCATCGACGTTCGGAATGGAATCGATGACGCCGAAAGCGAATCAATCATTTACATTTCGGACGTGCCGGATGAACCGCTCCTAGAGCGCATCCAAAGTATAAAAGGCATCTACGAAAAGAAGGTCTCGTTTCGCTGGTGGACGTCTACCGAAGAAGCGAGTGTCGATAAGGTGAAAGAGGAATTCATAAAAAAGGTTCTCGGATTCGCCAGTGTCAGCTTCGGCGCGGTGTATAGCGACCTGACTGGGTTCCTTTGGTTCAACAACGACATGAAAATTGGCGGCCATGACGTCGCTGCCGAAATAGCGAGTGAAACTGGACGCTGGATCGTCCTTGAGATTGAGGTGCATTCATGACCGCCGTAGTGTTCGAGACCCCCGGCCTGATCGACCTGCGGGCCTTCACGATCATGGGCGCCCACGCCAAGCCCAATGCATCAAACCCCATCGGCTTCTTCGGTACCGGCCTCAAGTACGCGATCGCTGTAGCGGTCCGCCTGGGCGACGAGCCGGTGGTCTGGGTCGGCCGGGACAAGCTGACCTTCTCGAAGCGGTCCGGCAAGTTCCGCGGCACCGACCTCGAGACGATCCGGATGAGCGTGCTCAAGGACGGCAACAAGCGGCCGACGCACTACGAGCTGCCGTTCACGACCCGGTATGGCGCCCGCTGGGAGCCGTGGATGGCCTTCCGCGAGCTGGAGTCCAACACCCGCGACGAGGGCGGCACGACCTACATCGTCGAGGGCGGGATGCCCGACGCGGCGCCGTCGGGCGGCCGGACCCTGATGGTCTTCTCCGCACCCGAGATCGTCGAGGCCGCCCGCGCCATCGACGCGATCTTCCTACCGCGCGCCAGGCGCAGTGGGACCCTGCTCGAGGCGCTCGACCCGGACGACCGGCCGCTCGCCGAGGACGCGGACTTCGTGTTCTACCGGACGATGCGCGCCATGAAGATCGACAAGCCGTCGATCTACACCTACAACGTCCTCGAAGCGCTCCAGCTGACCGAGGACCGGACGATCGCCTACACCTTCCAGGTCCGGGACATCCTGGCGCGCTGGGTCCTGACGGAAGCGACCGAGGAGCAGGTCGAGGCGATCGTCACCGCGGGCGACGAGTGGTGGGAGCACGGCCTCGAGTACCCCGGCCACGTCAAACCCAGCGAGGCCTTCAAGGCCGTCATGCTCCGGCGACCCAAGGGCGTCAGTTCGTATGCCTGGGCCTATTGGGGCGGGTACAAGAGCCCGGCGCCGCGGCGGGTCGCGCGATCGTTCAACCTCTTCGAGCACTTCCCGAAGCCGTGGACCGTATCGGGCGACGTCGTCGTGGCCGACGGCGGCGACATCGTCTTCGAACGGCCGGACAACATGAGCTCCTGGGTCTGGGACGAGACGGCCGCCGCGATCGTCCGGCGCCTCGAGGCCGGGGACTCGACGGCGGGGGCCGAATCGGACGATGAAGAAGAGGAAGCCGAACCGGCCGAACCCCTCGATCCCGAGGACGCGGCGCCGGAGTACGAACCGGAGTTCCCATGACCGTTTACCAGCCCGGACCCGCGAAGCGCCCCCTGCTCCTGCGCCCCCAGCCATGGGCAGGGGGGCTGTCGCTGGCCGGGTTGGCCCTGGTCCTGGCCCTGGGCGTCCCGCTGGTTTGGGGCGGCTGCGCGCTGGTTTGGGCGGCCGACGGGGCCTACCACGGAGAAACGGCCCGCAGCCGTTAGGCAGGACCCGCCTCGCGCGACCCGGCCGCTACCCAAGGACCTCGAAACCAAACGCCCGCGTGCGGCCGCCTGTGGCCCTGGAAGCGAAAAGGCCCCGGCGGGGCTGCCGGGGCCTATCAAAAATCGGGACTTCCAAGGGACTAGCGCATGGCGGCCTCCTTTGCCGGTTGATGGGACTTGGTCCATCTCACAGATGGCCGGATCCTACGCCAGGCGCCCGGAAATAAAAAGGCCCGGGAATCGCTCCCGGGCCTTTTCGTCTTCGGTGTGTCGGCGTTATGCGGTTTTCGCATCCTCGGCGGCGATGTCGGCGATGAGCGCGCTGTTGGACTTGACCCGCTCCAGAAGGGCGTCGATCTCGGCCTGGGTCGGCTCCTTGCCGTCGGTGAGCATTTTGTAGAGTTCCTTGATCGCCGCGGTGGCGCGGATCAGGTCCGGCGCCAGCTGGACGATCTGGAGGGCGAGTGCGAGGGCGGCTGCGGCGTTCATGTTACTGTCCCTTCCGCAGGAGGCCGGTGGCGGCGATCTTGACCTTCGCGTCTTCGATCGCCTGCATGACCTTCTGCAAGTAGTTGTTGGTGTCGGTGACGTCACCGCGCATGACGGCTTCGGCGGCGCCGATCGTCGAGCTCACGGCGGCGTCGGCCTTCGCCAGGTCGGCGAAGACGGCGCGGTCGTGGCAGAGCATCGGCGCGGGCTGCGGGCAGACCGGCAGTCGGCCGTAGCTGATGACGAGGGGCTGGTAGACGTCGCCGTAGGACTTGAGCGCGACCTTGACGGCCAGCTTGGCGTCGGACGTGACGGCATTGTCGGGGAGGAAGGCGCAGCCGCCGGTCACCAGGACCAGCACTGCGGCGGCAAGTATTCGTTTCATGAACTTTCCCTTCATGGTACGCGCCAGGACCCGGGCGCGCGGCGGGATTAGGGTCGGGGCTGGCCCGTATGCCGGTTCGCCGAAGCATATTCGAGGGTGCCGACGCGGGATTTAAGGTCGTCGATGCTCCCGGTCGCGAAGCGGATGGCGTCGTCGCGGCGGTCGAAGTCCCGCTTCGCGTCGGCGCCCTTGTAGGGATCGGCGAGCGCGGACGCGATCTGCGACTTCATGACGGCTATGTCGTTGCTCATGGCGAGCAGGACGGTCAGCCCCCATACGGACGTGGGCGCCAGGACAACCGCTGCGAACACGCCAGCGAATCGTCCGATCATCTGGAAGACGGTGCTCTCGTTCAATTTCCTGATCCGGTTGTTGAAGTCTTGGCTGGTCATTTGCCGCAAGCCTCACGGATGGCGGCGTTGTTTTTACGGGTCGGGGAAATGGTTTCGGGAGTATCGAAGACATTCGCCGCGGACTCGTCGACCGGGTGGTCAGGGTCCGGGGCATTAAACGTGACGATGGAAATTTGGGAACAAGGAACGAATCGTCCAGTCGGTGCGTTGTTGGTTTGCGCCGGACTGGGTACGGGCGGTGGCGGGGAATTATTTTTCGCGCCGGTTGTCGGGGTCGTTGTACACGACGCGAGGATCATCGACAACGCGATCGCGGGCAGCGCCCGCCCTGTCCGCGACGTCGACATAGTTCCTGAGCCCTTCATTTTCTGCCTCCAGTTTTCCGACCTTTTGGTCGGCACTCGGCTCGGCCGACGCCTTGGGAGCGTAGCCGAACCATCCTAGCACAACGGGCGCCGCCGTGGAAAATATCCACAAGAGCCAGCCCGGCATCCTACTTCTTCTCGATCGTGGACGGGGGCGGGGCGAAGTCCTTGACGATCTCGGCCGCGCTCGCGACCGTCACCTGCTTGGGCGGCGTGGCGCCCGGGGAGAATTGCGAGATAGGATGCCCCGCGTCGTCCACCGTCCGGCCGGAGAGCGTCAGGTTGATGCCCGCCTGGACGGCGACCGCGAGCGCGCGGCCGAAGACGACGAGCTTCTCGAAGATGCCCCAGAGGATGGGACCGACTACCATGATCGAACCGGCGACCTGCATGACGACGGAGTATGCGTGCGTGTCGCCGTAGTTCAGCGCCATCATTCCCGCGCCGACGGCGATGCATACGCCGCGCGCCGCGACGAAGACGGCAAGGATTTTCGGGTTCATGACTTCTCCTTAGTAAGTCGTTGCGTTTTCGGGGCGGAGGCCCTTCGCGAGCTTCGCGGCGACCTTAGAGACGACCTCGCGCTTCTCGACGTCGCCGTCGCGGTCGAGGTCGAGCCCCCTGTTTTGGAGGTAGAGCTTCGGACGGTTCCCGCCCTGGGCGAACACGATCCAGTCGTCGGGTTTGCCGATCATGGCGGGCCAGAGGACGGCTCCGTAGACGTCGCCGAGACTCCGCAGGCGGCCGGACCAGGGGGCGAAGTACCGCTCGACGTAGGAAAGCTGGTGGACGGCATCCATCTTCGCGAGGAGCTCGGTCGTCGTCTTGAGGGAGAATGCCGTCTGCGGCATGAACTGGATCAACCCGACCGCGCCGGACCCGGCCGCGTTCTTGATCGACGGCGAGAACGTCTCGCCCGTCTCGAACGCCATAACGGTCATCAGCCAGGACGGGTCGGCGATCCGGACGCGGACGGCGACTCGGATCGCGGCCCGGGCGAAGGCGGGGGAGACGCGGGCACCCCATGCGAGGGTCGTCATAGGCTCGCGCTCACGGCGGTCAAGATCAGCTCGGCCAGCTTGGCCTTGCCTGCCGCATTGTGATGAAGCCCGTCCGGCGGTCCGCCCGGGTAGTTTGCGTCGTAGATCGGGTTCAGATCGTCAAAGAACCCGGTCGAGGTCCGGACGACGCCCATCGCTTCGCGGAGGGGAACCCAGAGTGCGCCGTTCGACGCGCACCAGGCTTCCATGTTGTCGTTCAGCCCACGGTCGATCGCGACCTCGGAGTCGGACGCCGAGCTGTCCGGCATGATCTCGCAGACGACCATCGTGCATCCGGAGTTCAGTGCCGCTTTTGCTGCGGCCATGTGTCCCTGGATCGTCGACCAGGAGTTCGCGCGGTCGTTGACGCCGAGGAGGAAGACGCCGAAGCGCGGGGTGACGGCGGCGAGCGTAGGTGCCCTCGACGCGCCATAGGCCCAGCCCTGCCCGCCCATTCCCATATTCTGATACGTCAGGGTCGGGACCAGCTCGCGCATCTTGTAGCCGAGGTCGCCGGTCGGGTCGCCGGATATGCCGCCGTCGAACGCCGGGCGATAGAACGGCGTCCCGTGACAACCCAGGCTGTCCGTGATCATAACGAGGAAGGGCGGTGGTCCGAGCGGGCGAATGTCGACGGTGTAGTTCAGCGACTCGGTCGAGGCGGGGAGCGTGCTCAGATCGCCGCTGTCGTATCGCATGGATCCGTCGAGTATGGCTCTCACGCCGTTCCCGTTCAGTATCCACAGGCCCGCGGAATCGCCGGGCAGGCACGCGATCGGGGTCGCCAGGTTGTGCGTCAGCTTTACGGGAGGGCTGGCAACGGGCCACGTGTTGGTGAACACCGCGCCCTGGCCGGTTTGAACAAGGTCTGTCCCGCTCGGGCGGAACATTTTGAATTTCCAGTTGTTAGGGTCGAGGCCGAAGGCGTTGGGGACGTATTCGAACGCGGTGACGTAACCGTGCTGGCGCACGAGGTTTTTGGGCGTCGTATCGGCGAACGTACGACCGCTGCCACCGCCGCTGGCGGAAGACGTGGAATAGAATTCCAACGGGCCGCCCACCGGCACTTTGTCGTTGGCGTGCGCCGTGTCGAAGGAGCTGATGGCAGACGTCAGGGGCGTGTAGTCGGGCGTCTCGGGCGGCGGTTCCTCATCTTCGCATGCGGAATCCAGAAAAACAAAGTCGCCTGGCACGAGGGTTTTCAAGACGGTGGTACCGTCCTGATCGAGCAGCGTCTGGTTGCCACTGACGTTGTCGTTCTGGATCTTGGTCCGCATGGTCATTCGCCCCGCGAGGCTTTGGCGGCGTCTTCGGCGGCCTTGATGCGGGCGGCTTTCTTGGCCGAGAAGCTCGACTTGACGGCGGGCGTCCATACTTCATCAGCAATTTTGCCCGCGCGACCGGGAGGCTTGGTACCGCTGTCCGGCTCGTATGGAGCGCGGTGCGAAGTGCGGGACAGTTCTTTTCCGTCCTCGCTGATGATCGTGATGGTTTCGACGAAGATGCTTCCATCGGCTTCGACCTCGACGCGCTGTTCTTGCGTCTTGGTGATGGCGGCGACGGCGGGCGTGGCGAGCGCCAGCGCCAAGGCGATGAAGATGATGCGTTTCATGTTTGGTTTCCTTTTACGGTGTCATGTAGGTGCAGGAGCCTTCAATGATGGCGTTGCCTGTCATCATCGCGGGAGTAACAAAAGCATAACCTGTTCCAGCGGCGCTGTTGGCGGACAGGCCGATGGTTGATGTCCCAGACACGGGGAACATGCCCAGCTGATAATAAGTACCGCCCAAGGTCCAGCCCTGCATGGTGCCCATCGAGCAGGCGCCAAGAGCGGATGACGTCGCTACCGGGTATGGAAGCGCACCGATGTAAACCTGCGTCGCCATCGTTCCAGGACTGCCGCGCACCGACCATTGGATATAGACCAGATTGCCGGTCTTGATGTAACTGCCGTATTGAAAAAGGTATGACGTCCCGCTGCCTGTTGTGCCGACATAGGTCGGCGTCCATGAGCCGCTCGTCTGCGCGGGGACCGCACCACCGTCCTGAATGTTTCCGCTGGCGTCCCAGGTGGCGACGTTGCCGCTGGTCTTCGCACCAGCCGCGACGGAGGCGAACTCGGTGGTGTTGCCGCTGCGGGTGCCGACGGTGGGAGCCGCGCCCGCGCCGCCGCCGATCACCGGCAGGTTCGCGGTCAGGGCACCGGACGAGGCAATCGTTCCGCTGGCGGTAAATGCCAAGACGCCGCCGCTGGTGCCGGAAGTGATGCCAGTGCCGCCTTGCGCGACCGTCACCGCAGCGTTGTCGGTCAAGATCGCGGCGCTCGCGTTCGGGAGCGTGAAAGTCTTGGTGCTGGTCGTCGGGCCGGTAAAGGCCGTGAAGCCGTTCGCGGTCCCACCGTTCGCGGCAGGAAGGATTCCCGCGACGTCTGCCGTCAGACTGACCGAGGCGCAGGTCGCCACGCCCGAGGCGTTCAGGCTTCGAGGGAACTGGTTGGTGCAGAACGTCCCCGTGTAAGCCGACATTGCCGACGATCCGTTCCCGAGCACGAGCCCGGTGATCGTCGTCGCGCCCGTACCACCGTTCGCGACCGGAAGCGTCCCGGAGACGTCGGCGGTCAGGCTGACCGCGCCCCAGGTCGGGGCGCCGGACGCGTTGCCGTGCAGCACCGTCGACGAAGTCCCGAGCGACCCAAGCGTGACGGGAGCCGTTCCCGCGCCGCCGCCGAGGACGAGCTGGTTTCCGGCGAGCATCGCGGAGCTCGCGATGGTCGACGTCGAATTGAAATACAGGACGCCGCCGGATGATCCGGACGTCAATCCGGTACCCCCCTGCGTCGCGGCGGCCGTTCCGGAGATTAGCGAGAAGCTGTAGTCGCCGGACTGCGCCGTCACGGCTCCGGTTCGACCAAAGACGGACTGCGGAACCGCGTTCCCGTTGATGTACAGGTTCGACGCGTTGACCGTCCCGACGCCCTTCGATCCGCCGGTTACGCTCGACGGGGCAAGGATGCCGCCGAGGCTATACGATATACTGTCCCCGGACTTGACCCAGGGGTTCGGCTGCGGACCGGGGCCGGGCTGCGCGGAGGCGAACGTGATCGCCGCGATTGCTGTGAGGATCAGGGGGGCGAATATCTTTTTCATGTTACCAGCTCACTACGGAGAATACGTGGTTGCTGTCGAGCGCGTTGACGGTCGTCGGGGTCGTCTGGCCCGGGATGATGTTCCAGGACTGGCCCGGCGCGATGCCGAAGGTCGTCCCCTCGGCAGACGTTCCCGCGACGCCAACTGGATCGACGAAGAGGTAGCCGGACGCGCCCGGCGGGTTCGTTATGAAGCCGCCGTTCGGGTTCGCGCCGACGGCGGTGACGGCGGTCCCGGCCGTCACTACTTCGGACGCGTTCCCGGGGATCGGCGTGACGGGATCTGCCATGTTACACCAGCACCGTCGCGGGCGCGACCTGGGACGCGATCTCAGCGGCGAGTCGCGCCTTGACGGCGTCGACGTCGAGGCGGTCAGTTACCCACTGCTCCAGGTCTTCGGCCGGGATGGCGTCGATGTCGCGGAACTCTTCCGGGTTCGGAAGGTCCAGCTTTACCTCGCCGCTGTCGAACGCGTGGCTCGATCCGTCGGTCGCGTCGATTCGCCAGAGGAGGCCGACGAGGACGTTGGTCAGGGGAACGCCTTCGACGGTCATGGAAGGTGCGACGCGCTTCATACCGGCGGCAGACGGTCCGGTGAACTGAAAATTGATCGTCATAACTTGTCCCTTTCGTTAAGCGTCGGTGGTGATGGTGGTATAGGCGCACGCCAGGCTGATCGGTCCGCCGCTCGTCTGGCGGACCTGGAGCTTGTTGCCGCTTATCTGGAACTCGATGGTGGTCGTGCCGGAGGCGGCAGGCGTACCCATGATGGCTATGACCGCGCTCGCGTTGTCCTTCGCCGCCGTGCAGACCGCGCGACCGCCGCCACCACCTTGGCACCCGACGATGACGTCGTAGCGGTAGGTCCCGGTCCCGGGGGTGATCAGGTCGTACCAGGTCCCGCTGACGGCGTTCGTCAGGAAAAGGCGTTCGGACCTGTGTCCCAGGGGGATCGTCAGAATGCCGCTGATCAGGGTGGCGAGGTTGAGCGTTATCAGCGATGCGGTGGACCGCAGGAACTCGACGCCGCCAGCGACGAGGCCGAGGATGTTCGTTCCGGGACGGTACAGGCCGGTGTCGAGGTCGTTGATGAACGCCGCGCCGGGAGCGCCGACGGTGCCGTCTTCGAAGAGTCCCGCGTCGCCTTGGAAGAACTCGCCGAGGGCGCCTGCCGTGATCAGTCCGTTGGCGCCGTCTCCCGCCGACCAGTTCTGCGCGGAGGTTCCTTCCTGCGCGCGGACAATGGTCAGGACGTCGCCGGACCGCCCCGTTACCTTCACGATCTCGTTCGTCAGGCCAGTCGCCGCGTCGGAGAAGGTGAGCATGAAGTAGTCGCTGCCCGTCGGGTTCGGGAAGCGCGCACCCGTTCCGGTCGCGAGCGTCGCGCTCGTCGCGACGTCGCTGATCGATGCCGCGAGGGTACTCAATGAATTATTGGCGAACAAGACGCTCATGTAGTCTCCTTTGCGTCGGTACTCGGCGTCAGCCGATCTCGACCGTGTAGTTAAACTGGAAGGGAAGCTCGAGGACACCGGCGTCGATGCCGGACTTCAAGATGACCGCGAAGGGAACGTATTGGCCCGGGGTATAGACCGTCCTGACGACGTTCGGCGCCGCGCCGTTGGGGTACGCCATGTTTGGGACGGCGCCCCCGGTTACTGTAACGAATCCCGGCGCGATCCGAATGGTGACGTCGTTGTCGCCGCTGAATCCGACGCTGACGATGCTCGTGTCCGCCGTCTGTCCAGGTCCGCCGTTCTCCCCGGTCAGGAAGCGCATGATCCTGCGCTTGAGCCACTTGACGGTAAACACCTTCCCGTCGCCCTTCCAGAGGTGCCAGGTCAGGCATCGCTTATAGACGTCGTCGGTCGTCACGTAGACGTTCTGATTCCCGATGACTAGAAGCTGGTTCGGGGTCAGGACGTTCGGCGCGAACGTGTTCAGCGGACCGATGTTTCGGTTCGACCCGCTCGGGAGGGACGGCCGCGGATATCCGTAGAGGCCCGCACCGATCCAGTCGAGGAGGTCGCCAAAGATCTGCGCGTTCTGCGCGTAGACCGGGAGGCTTATCTCCGCAAACCACGTCGCGTATTCCTGCGCCAATGCGTTGTAAGAATCGACGAACGCCTGGAGGTCTTCGTCGTCGTTGTACTCCTGGTAGAGGTACGACGGGATGATCTTTGTGAGGGTCGTCGGTCCAGACGGCGGGAACAGTCCGGTCGGCGCGGCGTACGGCACGGCGATGGAGCTGCCATATGCGCTGAACCTGTGACCAGACGTCGCCGCGTTGACGGACACGTTCGTCGTCGTACCTGGCGGGATCGTGAACGACTGACCAGGCGCGATGGCGAAGGTAGTGCCGTCCGGAGTAAGCGACGCGCTTCCGGCGATGCTGACGAACAGGTCTTCGGCGACGGCGATTCCCTGCGACGCGGCTTCGACGGGATTTTCGATGCGTCCGCCCGCCTCGAGCGGGCCATACATCGAGATCACGGGCGTTCCGCCGACCTTAACGACGGTCCTGGTGGCGGGATAGAGCCTGACGGGCGCTGTCATACTATCCTCGCGCGATGGTGATCGCGGCCGCGGTCGTCAGGAAGTAGCTCTCGGGATCGCCCTCGATGATGCCTGTACCTGCGTCCGGGGGAACGGCCACGCCATCGATGTTCACGGTGAACACCATCCGCGTCAACAGCGGCGGCGCCAGGACGCTCCTGATCGCTTCGCTGAAGGTGCTCTGCAACTCGAAGAGGTTCATCGGCTGCCCGGCGAAGATCGAGTTGACGTACGCGGCGAGCGCGGGCGCCCCCAGCTGGGCGACGGCCGCGTCCGAGACGAAGTTCGGCGAGCTCGTGTTCCACAGCAGGTTGATGGTCACTTCCTGCTCCGGCGGATCGACGTACGGGATCAGGTAGGTGTCGGGCGGATCGCTGATGCTGACGACGATGTTTCGGTCGTTCGGCGTGACGACGCCGTCGCCCGTATAGTCAGGGGCGCCGGTCGAGTTGTAAGGGATCGAGAAGGACGTCGGGGAAATGACGGTGACCGTCCAGGTCCCGTTGATCCCGGTCATGCCTGTTGCCCCGGCGATGACGACGTCGTCCTGACCGTCGACGAAGCCGTGGTTCAGGTCGGTCGTCACGACGGCGGGGTTCGCCTTCGTAACGCCCGTCACGTTGATCGTCGAGCCGACGAGGTCGCTCAAGTCGAAGAGGGAGCGGAAGATCGCGTCGGCGACCGAATAAGGATCCCCGCCGCCGCATATGACTTCCCACCCGCCGGTCACCTGGCGCACGGAGATGAGTCGGCGCTGGACGCCTTCGATGTTTCCCAGGAGAGTCTTCAGGTAGCGGGTCGCCCCCTGGCTCACGGCCAGCTGCGCGTCGAGGACGCGGGCGCGGTAATCCTCCTCGGTCTCGCCGCCCGGGCGGCCGGGCGTGCCGGGCGACGGGTTCGTCACCGTCAGCGCGATCGGCGAAGGGACGGAGGTGATGATCTGGTTGACCGTTCCCGCCGGGACCGACCACGTCCCCTGGACGGTAGCGACCGCGAACAGGGGGGCGGATTCGCCGCCGTCACCGATGATTCCTCCGTCCCGGATGACGTACTGGTACGTCCCGTCTGACACCGTGAATCCCGGGCTGATGACGTAGCCCGCGGGACCCTCGAAGACTTCGAACACGGACGTGTTCGTCGCGCCGCCAATTTCGACGCCGAACTGCTGCCCCAGCTCGGAGAGCAGGAACGGGTTCGCGCCGTACGGCGTCAGCGAGTTGACGAGCTCGACCTGGGCCGAGTCGCAGACGACCAGAGCGCCGACGTCCGTGCTCGAGATGTCCTCGATCAGCGACCCGGGAAGGTTCGCCGTGTAGCCGGGCCGGTCTGCCGCGACGCCCGCGAGGAGCCGCGTCCGCAGGGACGCCGGTGATTGCGGGAGCAGTCCGGTGGGGGAGAATACGATGGGGAGGCTCACGTCGCGACCTCGTGTTCGAGCGGGACGCCGTTATTGAGCGTCACGTTGATCTTGTAATTGGGCGTATCGCCCGGGAGCTTGGATACTATCAGGGCACCGAACTTCGGCGCGAACTGCTGCTGCGTCCGCGTGACGTAGAAGTCCGGGAAGACCTGCTGGACGACCGACGGCTTCGCGGGGATGCCGAAGTTCGCGTAGAACGGCGACTCCCCGAGGTTCAGCTTGAGGACCTGGACCAGCGTCGTCAACCAGACGTAATCGTCGCCCGCTTCCGGGGTCGTGTCGACCTGGATCCAACGCTTCGGACCGTCAGACGGACCGTTCGGGTCGACGAGCACGCGCCCGTAAGTCCTCACGGGACGACTCCGCCGGTGTTCGAGCCGCCTGCCTGGACGCCGGAATGTTCGTGATCGAGGTACTTCGCGCCGTTGATGTACAATTCGCCCTCTATGTGGACTTCGTCGTTCTCGAGGCGGATAGACGCGCCGCCGAGAATGACTTCAATCTTGTCGTCCTTGAACGAGGCGCTTGCGGCGCCGCGCTCGACCTTGATCTCTTCCGCCGTCAGCGTGACCGTGGACTCGCTTTCGAGGTCTCGGACGATCACGCCGTTCGGTCCCTGGACGACCCGCATGAGGGGATCGTCCGGCGGAGGCCACGTCTTGTTCCCGATCGGCTCGAATACGAGCGTCGAAAGGTTTGCCGCCAGACTCAACTTGGGGGCGGCGCCGCCGAGGCCTGAGATGCCGCCCAGGCGGGCGTCAGCGGCGCGGACGACGCCGGGGTCGCCTTCGCGGAGCGGGATGTAGTCGTAGAGCGAGGTCGCGACGGGGACGGTCACGTTCGGCAGCGTGAAGGGCGCCGCGTCGACCTCGAACTTGACCGTCACGATCCAACCGTCGACCTCGACGATCGAGCACGGGAGGCTTTTGCCGAGGAGCTGGATCCCGTCGCGGACCTTCTTCTCGGCCGCCTGGTTGAACGTCCGGCCGAAGGCCGTCTTTTGAGCGTTGCCCGAAACCATTTATGCCGCCGCTTCCACGGGCTTGGTCGAGTACGCGTCGACGACCGTGACCCACGACGCCGCGTCGGCCTGCCGGAAGTTGCCGACGTGGCGAACCTGGCTGATCTGGAACACCCCCTGGAACGTCGCCTTCGCGTTGATGAACGGCGACGTCGTCCCCGGACCAGTCGTGACGAGCGCCGGTGGGAACTTGATGAAGTCTCCCACCTTGAGGTCGGATCGCATGGCGAACTTGGTCTGGACCGACAAGGGATCGATCCACGTCGGCTGGCCGATCATGTCCCTGAAGACGATCTCGATCGGGTTGGATTCGACGGAGCCGTCGTAGACCGTGAGAGTCTTGTCGGAGAGCGCGATGTCGACGCCGGGGTAGGCGTCGGCGTTGACGATCGAGCGGCTGACGTCCTTCACGTACTGCGCGAACTGCGTGAGCGTTCCGTAGAAGCCGACTTCGTCGGCCGGGAGTACCAGCTTTTCGTCGATCTTCACGTCGACGTCGAAGTCCGGGAAGGCGGTAGTCAGCGTTGACCGGACAGCGTCCGAGAGCTTCGTATCCTTCTTCCAGTTTAGGACGATGTTCTTCGGATCTTCCGTCGACCCCGTCCCGGGGTAAATGATCAAGTCGAGCGACTGCTCGGTCCCGATCCAGTTGCCGAAGGCTTGGAAGACGTCGCCCTTGACGAGGAGTCCCGCCTGCGAGGGGTTCGCCAGGGGGAGTCCCTTCTGGAATCCGCCGTAGACCTCGATGGGCTTATTGTTGAGGTCCGATGCCTGGCTGATCTCCTGAAGCGACACGCCCCAGATCTTGACGATGGCTGCGCCGGACGGCGTCGCGAATGCAAAGACGGGGATGTCCATCTCGATGTTCAGTGCGCCCGGGATGTTCTTGCCGCCCGCATAGCTGGTGTATGTCTTTCCGCCGACGACGACCTTGTAGTACCTCACGGGCGGACCTCGAACTGGCGGTTCGGTGTGCGGTAGACGAGCGACGAGTTGAAGTAGCCACCGGCGAGGTTGGTGTTGCGGAAGGCGCTCCCGGGAACGACGGTCGGACCGGGATCGACCGACAGCGGGAAGGTGAACGTGTATGCGTCGACGACGAGGACGTCGTGCGTCCCGTTGTAGGCGTCCGGGTTGGCGCCGGAGATCACGATCCGGACGGTCTGCCCCGGCGCGTAGCCGTGCCGGTCCGCGAACGTGGCCGTCGCCACGCCCGCTTCCCAGGAAATGTCCTCGATCGTGATGCCAGCCGGTGACCCGACCATCGCGCGCGTGAAGACGCGCGTCCCGTCGAGCCTGTAGCACGAGATCAGGTAGCGCCGACCAAAGAGTATCCACGTCACGACGCACGTGTAAACCTGTCCGTCGAGCGTCGGTTGGAACTCGAACGGCGCGACATTCGATGGAGCGAAGTCGAACGTGGTCACGGCGCCAGCCTATCGGTTCCGACGGACCGGGGGCGTACCGACGAACCGGCCGCGCCAGCGCCCGAAAGGTTGGACGCCGCCGGAACGGTGCTCGGGGCCGCCAGGCTGGGCGGCTCGCCTACGGTCGGCGGAGTGCCGGACCAGGTCGGCGGATCACCCTCGACCGGCGTACCGCCGCTGATCTTCCGCATGAGGTTGTTCTCGGCGGCGTCAGCTTCCTCCTGCGTTAGGAGCGGCTTGTAGAAGTTCCACTGGTACATCATCTGAACCTGCTTTGACTCGCCGTCGGTGACGTCGGTCAGGTTCAGGAGGAGGAGGTTCGTATAAAGGAACGCGGGCGTCGCGACCGTGAAGGTGCCGCCCTGGTTGATATGGTCGTCGATCGACGCCTTCAGCGCCGTCATGACCGAGAGCTTCTGCGCGTAGCCGCCGTCGCGGACGGGGCAAATCATCAGGAGCGACACCTTGAGGGGTTGCACGATGATCGCGTTCGCCGCGATGGCCTGGTTCGCGAAGGGGTACTCGCCGACGGTGTTCTCGATCAAGGTCGACCCCGGCAGGGGGACGAACTTGGCGAAGTAGTCGTCGGTCGACCCGATGCTGCCGACGCCGGAAAGTCCGTCCGAAAAAGCCTCGGGCTGCGTCAGCGACATGATCGGAGTCATGCCGCCCGGGACGCCGGACGAGCTGCCGCCCGTCAGGATGATTGGGCTGACCTCGTAGGAGAGCTGGAAGTCGGAGAAGCTCATCCTTGTTTCGCGACCTGGCTTTGCTGCACGACGGCGGAGCCGCCCGTGTTATTGTTGATGGTGATCTTGGCTTCAACGCGAGCGGGCTTCGCGGCAGGCGCCGGTGCAGAGCGTGCTTGCGCGGCGGGCTTCGCGTCCGACTCCCTACGCGGTGAAATATACTGCGCGACCTGGTCCGGCGTGTAGGCCTTCCGGCCCTCGTGCTTCGTTATCGCCGCGACGACCTTCGCGAGGACGGTTGGGTCGTCAGCATCGATCTTCGCGTCGCGCTTGATCCCGGTCAGTTTTTCGACATGTCGTGCGTAAGATCCGACGTCGTTCTTGTCGGACGCCGGAGCATATTTAGTGATGATCTTTTCTATCGTGTCGAGCTTATCGCGCTTGACGTAGAGTTTGATCTGGTTCGCGATCGCACGAATACCGTCGCCAGCCGTCGCGAACTGCGCGAAGCCGGTCGACCGACCCGGCATCCTGATGTTACCAGGGTTCGAGTCGTTTGGGCGCGGGTTCCATACGGCAGTCGCGCCAAGAAGCCTCCGTTGACCACTCAACTTGTTCATCTTGTCGCCGATCGCGTCCCGGGTCTTTCCGAGGCCGCCGTTTCGGCTCATCCAGCTGCCCGGGTCATACCAGCGCGCAGGGCGATCGACATTCGGCTCGCCGAACTTCGCTTTTTGATAGTCCGCGAGCGAAAAAGGCTTCCCACTGTCGACGAGCTTCTTGACACGGTCACGGCTCTCGACAGCTTCCGGACTGTTATCCGGGAGGAGTCCAAGCCAGCGCATGGCAGACGCGATCTTCTTCGCAGCGTAGGAAACGTCGTTCGCGACGTTCTTGACGTCTTCACGGAACTTCTTCGAGCCGAGGTACTTACCGAAGTCCTCGATCCCCTCGCCGATCCCCTTGATCGTCGAAGGATCAATTCCGGTCAGGAAATTCTTCAAAGCATTCGCGACCGAGTCGGACAACTTTGCGAGCGGCCCGGCGAGCGGCGCCAGCGCATTGACGAGAACGGTCTCGATCTTGCCCTTCGCGCGGTCCAGCTGGACGCCGAGGTCCTGCCACTTCTTGGCCGTCGCGTCGGACAGCCCGAGCTCGTTGACGCCGCGGGCATAAGACCCCCTGAACTCGGCGAGCTCGGCCGGGGACGTGCGCTTCAGGCGGCGCGCGTCCTCGAGCGAGATGAACTGGTCGAGGCGGCGCGCGGTCAGGACCTGCGCCAGCTGGGCCTCGGGGGTCTTGTCGACGATGCGCTTAAGCAGGGGAATCAGGTCGTTCGCGACCGCGCCCGTGCTCTTGCCCTCGAAGTCCTTGCCGGACATGCCTGCGCCGAACAGCGCGGCGCGCTTGGTCACGTCCGTCATGGCCTCGGAAACGCCGGTGAGGAACGCCTTGGGGTCGACGAGGCGGGAGTAGGTGTTCTCGAAAGACTTTTCTTCGCCGTACGTGGCGCCGATGCCCTGCGACGAGCGGCGGCCTGCGCCCACCCCGCCAGCGAGGCGGTCGAGGCCCAGGAGGCCGCCGTAGCCCAGGAGGCCGCCGGTCAGGGTACCGATCGACGACCACTTGAAGATCGCTGCCGTGATGTTCGCGACGGACTTCGCGACGTCGCGGAAGGACGGTGCGAAGCCGCGCATGATCCGCTGCTGCTTTTCGAGTTGCCGGGTCTTCTCGGCTTCCTCGCGGGCGATCTTTCGGTTGATCGCTTCGTGGGTCAGGAGCCCGGCGACCAGGTTCTCGACGTTCATCGCCGTCCCGGCCGCAGCCTTTTCGGCGGCGCCCCAGACGCCCGGCGTCTGCCCGAGCGCCTCCCGGTACTTCTCGAACAGCTTCGAGAAGTCCTTGAAGGCCTCGTCGTTGACTTCGACGTCGATGACGGACTTTACGGCCACGATGAAGACCTTCTATTTGCGGCCGCTATGGCAGCGACGACGTGGCGTTGGCGGAACTCGTGGGCGGACGAGAAGTTTTCCCCGTACTGCTTGACGAACTCGGAGAAGCCGTCGTCCGCGGCCCAGCTCAGGATGGAATGGACGATGGTTTGGCCTTCTCTCCAGTACTGGCGGTCGCGGTCGACGTCGCCAAAGAAGCCGAGTACGCCGTAGAGTTCAATGACGAGGTTTGCGCATCCCAGATCCTCGAGACGACTGCCATGATCACCGGGAGCTCGCTTCTTTTGTGCATTGACGAGGCGACCGTAAAAAAAGCGAGGGCGTTTTCGACCTCCGAGACGTCCTCGGGAGAGATCATGCCCTTGGCCGCGGCCTCGTCGAGCGGGATCGGCTTCCAGGCACCGTTCGCGTCCGGCGCAATGAAGTTCGAAAGACGACGCATCTCGCCGAACAGGCTGCGCTCGACGCCGTCTTCGCCCTCCCACTTCTCGGCGGCGATCGCCAGCTTCTTGACCAGCTTCGCCGCGACGCGCGGCCCGGCGAAGAGTCCCAGGCCGCCCGAGTACATCTCGGCGAAGGCCTGGCCGATGATCATGAAGTGCTGGTCGAATACTTCCTCGCGGATGGGTTCCGCGTGGACGTACGCCGTCGAGCCGTCCGACCGCTCGATAGGTATGACGAAGTTGAGACGCTTATCGATTTTCATTTGCCCTTTGCCCTTCTAGGTCCCGCTGGCTAGTTCCAGAGGGAGTTGTTCACGTTCCAGTTGCCGCCGATGCTGACGGCGTACCCCGCGACCTTGCCGTTGAACATCAGCTCGGCGACTTCGTCGATCGAGCAGTTCGAGAGGTAGTAGGGGGTCAGCGTCCGCGAGTCGGGGCGGACGGTCAGGTCGCCGATCAGCGAGCTGTCCTCCATCTGGGCCTTAAACAGGCTCGAGAGGAACTGCGACTTCAGCAGGTTGATCGTCACGGTCGTCGGGACGTACGGCTCCGGGGACGGGACCGATCCAGTCATCGCCTGGATGCGCGTCGTCACCGGCCCGTTCAGCCGGAGGGAGATGCCCTCCTCGCCGAGGAAGGACGCGGTGACGTTCAGCTGCGGGAAGAGGGGGATCAGGACGCTCGCGCGGAGCCTGTTCAGTACGCCGAGGTCGGCCAGGGGGTTCGCCATTTGTCGAGGTGTCCTTTACTGCGCGACGAAGTCGCTGACGTTGACGGTGAACAGAATGTGGATGAATCCATTCTGCGCGATGTATCCGGCGGTCATGCCGTCGTACTCGCCGATCTTGTAGTCACCCGGGTTCGCCCTCGCGTAGTCGAGGAAGGGTACGGCGTTGACGAACAGCTTGCCGTTAAACTCGCCTGCCGCGATCGCAGCAGAGAGCTCATCCCCATTGTAGGAGGTCTGGGCGACCTGGCCGTTCGCCAGGCCCCAGGAGATCAGGCTGTTCAGCGTCCCGACCTCGACGCCCTGGAGGCGGTCGATGCCGTCCTGGTTGTAGTAGAGCGGGTTCTGCGGGTTGTTCGACCCGTTGATCACGGCGTTGGCGATGTTGATGTCCGAGTAGATCTGGAGGGCGTCCACCGAGTACCAGTAGGTGAAGCCGCGCAGGTCCATCGTCGTGCCCCAGAGCAGGATCGTGTTGCTGATCCCGCCCTCGGCGCCGGTGCCGACGTAGTTGACGCCCGCCGTCTTGAGCGCGGCGAGGGTCGAGCTGTTGCCCTTCGTCGGGTACGGCGTGACGCCGAACAGGTACGAGAAGGAGAATGGCGTGACCTTGTTCGTCGGGCTCGGCCGGTAGGCGAGCGAGACGTAGAAGGCGGCCGCCAGCGAGAACTCCGAGCTCGGCGCGTCCGGGGATTCGACGAGGCCGATGACGCATTTGTCAAGCGCGTCGAAGTCCGTGTAGTTGCTCAGGTCCATCGTCGTGAAGAAGTAGGTCTTCGACGTCGGCGCCTGGAAGCCCTGGAGGAACGTCAGGTAGGTGGACTCGTCCGCCCAGGAGCGCGGGACGAGGTAGCTGTAGAAGAAGCCCTCGGAGCCCGGGGTGTAGTTCGCGTTCGGGTTCGCCGTGATATAGGCGTCCAGAGCGGTCACGCCGGTCGCAGCGTCGCCTTCGCCCAGCTCGAGGACCCAGACGGCCTGGCGCGAGCCCTGCGCGAAGAAGGTCGTCGCCATCGAGGTCAGTTCCTCGACGTCGCCGTCCGTGTAGACGATCGTGCCGGTCGCCGGGGAAGTGGTACCCGATGCGATCGCGAACGTGAACGCCGTCGTGGTCGTGGCGGTAACGGTCTTCCGGCCGTTGTAGGCGGTCGGGGTCGCACCGGCGATGACGACGTCAACGACGTCGCCGACGGGGATGCCGTGGGCGGCGGTCGTGGTCGCCGTCGCCAGACCGGCGGTCTGCGTCAGGCTGGTGATGGCGAGCGCGCCCTTGAGGATGTCGGCGAGGTCCGCGAGCTCGACGAGGAGGGAGGATTCCCCGGCGGCGAGCGTCGTCGCCCCCTGGGAGATCAGCGCGCCGCTCGACTGGAGGGTCGAGGGGGTCGGCGCGACCGTCTGTGTGACGGCGACCGTCACGATCGAATTGGCCATGTCGTTTCCTTGTCTGTGGGGTTGTCGGGTCGGGCGCGCTTAGAACGCGGCGGCGACGACGGCCCCGGGGGCGAGCGGCGCGTAGCGCAGGAAGTGCTTCCAGGTCCCGGTCGTCGAGCCGACGCCGATGACAGCCTTCAGGGCACCGGCGGGGACGGTCAGGAGGCCGTTCGCAACGATGTTCGCGGCGTTGGCATTAACCAGGGGGGCCGTCGCGAGCGCGGTGCCCTGGAATACGACGGAGGTCCCGATCGCGGCGTTCGCCAGGGAGGCCGAGGCGCCGGAGATCGTCTGCGTCAGCGTGCCGAGCGTGCTCGTCGACTGGTACTGCAACGTCGACGCTGTCGCATCGTTCGCGGTCTGGCAGATCGAAACAAGGCCGAGGATCTGGATCGGGCCGCCGGTGATGGTGAAGAGCGACAGGCCGTTCGTCATGACGGCGGCGCCGGTCGCGACGCTCTGAGGAGCCGCAGCAAGCAGATCTTCGATGGAGGCGAACTGCGCGGGGGACATGATGACGTTGCCGTCCGCGTCGACCTGGATCAGCTTCGGGGCGCGGCTGGGGTTCTGGCCGTAGGCGTATGCGGGAATCGGATTCTGCGACATGGTTCTCTCCTTGAGAATTACTGGTCTTTGAGGATGAAGGACGGGACGGCCTTGAGGATCAGTTGCCGGGCGACGTCCCTCGCTGCCCGCTGATTATAATTGATCTCGTATTCGACGTGCTTCTTCTTTCCGATGACTCCGAGCTCGACCTGCTTTTGCTTGACGTCCCGGGCGGCTGGCATGTTCGACACGCCGAAGAGGTTCGTGTCGAGCGAGTACTGGTTGACGAAGTCCACGAAGTTCATCGCGCCCGCGTTATCGAGTCCCCAGAGCGTGATCCGGACGCGCTCCTTGACGAGCTGCGTGTGCTCGAGGCGGCGCCCCAGGTGCGGGGCCATGGCGATCGCGGATCCGGATCCGTCGATCACGTCGACGGTGCAGAACGGCGGCGTCAGGTTCTCCGGCGACAACATCGCGGGATAGAGCCGCGGCGGCGCACCGAACAGCTGCCAGGGCTCGGCCGCTACGTTGTTCATGGCCAGCCAGATGGGCAGGCTGTTCGACACGATGAGCGCCTGGCTGAATCCGTCCAGCTTGTCAATGAGCTGGGATTCCATGATCGGGTAGACGGCGTCGCCGACGTAGTGGTGGAGGCCCGCCTGCTGGTAGAAGGACTTCCGCGAGCTGAACGCGAACTTCTTTCCCTGGAACTCGCCGATCCAAAGGACGGTGGCGCCGACCTGGTAAAACTCGTTGATGGGTCCCTGCGACGTGAAGACGACGCGGTTGATCTCGTAGTTGCCCTCGACCGTCTGCTGGTTGTCGGTCGCGTAGTGCAGAGAGCCCGGCGCGTCGAAGGTCGGCGCGGGCGTCGCCACCGACGGCGGTTCGCCCGGGGCCGCGTAGTTGGCGGCGAAGGCATTGGCGAGCGCGCCCGCAGAAACGAGGTCGGCCTTGACCCAGAAGATGTATCCGTCGAGCGGCAGGACGAGCTTCACGTACTTCGTGAACTTGACCGTTTGGTTCGACGAGATCGCCTCGACGCCAGCCGCGAGGTCGGAGGCGAGGGGCGTCTTCGCTCCGAGTGCTTCGGCGACGCTCATGTTACGAGATCCAAGCCTTCATCGAGGATTGATACAGGCCCGTGTCGATGAACGAAGGGCGCCTCGGGTTCGCCTTCGCGTACGGGTGCTTGAGGCGGTGGTTGACGCCGCGCTTGGCGGCCTCCGTCGGCACGCCCTCGATTCCGATCGTCTCGGCCTCGCGGCTCGAGAGGAAGTCCTTGAAGCTCTCCTCGATCTTCGACAGCCCCCCTGCGAAGGGGTCGAAGCCAGGGGGGCCTCCCGCGACGATGTTCTCCAGCGCGCCAGCGAGGCTCTCCTCGAGCATGCCGACGATGCCGACCTCCTTGTTATCGAAGAAGGCTTCCATGACCCCGTACTTGTCTTCCAGGATCGTGGCGACGTCGCCGGTGGTTTTGTATTGCGCGTCGGCGTGCCGGAGCTTCTCGGGCAGGACGCGCTTTGCGTTCTTGGCGAGCCGCGCCTTGCGCTTGCGGTCCGGTTCGTTCTCCACGTACGGGACGTCGATGACGCCCAGGTGGAGCGTGATCGTCAAGTGAGGCCCCACACGGCCGGGCCGTACGACTGCGCGACTCCCAGGTAGAACCGTCCGTACGGGTCCTTGAGCTGCTGGAGGTTGGCGACGGTGAAGTCCTTGAAGGCGTCGGGGACGACCATCGACTCCGACGTCGACTCGTCCGCGGCCGCCTGGATCACGCCGCTGACGAATCCGAGCATGTTGTAGGTCTTGCGCGTGTAGGCGAAGAAGCCGAGGCCCGCGGGGTCGCCCGGCGGGTAGACGACCGTCGGCACCGGGTCCTGCGCAAAGTTGAGCAGGTTGGAGGCCGCCAGGTTGTAGACCGCCTGCTGGTAGAACAAGGGCGACGCCGCCAGGATCTCGATGAAGACGAGGTCCTTGGCGAGGCAGAAGCAGAGCGGGATCCACGGCGAATTGTCCGGCAGATGCGCCGTCGTGATCCCCATCTGGTCCCTGATGAATGTCAGGAACCCGGCGAGGGTCGGTCGTTCAGCTGCCGGACAGTCGCATGCCATGGATTAGTTCTTCGGCTTCTTGGACCGGCGCGGCTTCTTGTTTTCGTTCGACGCGTCGGCGAGGTTGTCGATGCGGACGCCCTCGGCCAGGCTCTCAGACTGGTCGCCCAGGCCGCCGGAGTCGACTTCCTCGATCGAGGTTTCGAGTTCCTTGATCGGGGTCTCGTCGGAGTTCATCACCGCGTTCGCGGCGACGGCGCTTTCGATGCGGCGCTTCTTGCCTTCATCGCGCAAGATGCCCTTGTTGCGCTCGAGGACGCGCATGATGGCGGTCGCGGGCACGGGGCTGCCGACCGAGTAGAGGAAGGTGACCTTGCGCGGGCTCTTGCCCGCTTCGTCGACGTGGACCATGCCGTAGCGGCCCAGCTGATCGACCATTGCTTCGATCGCGGGCGGACTCAGGTCGCCCGGGACCGTGATCTGGCGGCCAGCCTGGATGGACAGCGACAGCGGCTTGCGCGCGTCGGGGAGACGGAAGTTAGCGGTGTGATTCTGCGGTGTGCAGTTGGAGATGTAAACTGTCGACATCGGGTGCCCTTTCGTTTCGGTTTCTCTGAAGGCCTTCGGCGCTTCCCAAAAAGCACCGGCCGCGAGGCCGGTGCTTTTGACGGAATAGTCGTCGGTCTTTTACTCGTACTGCATCGACACGATGGTGATCGACTCCGGACGGACGGCCCAACCGGCGGTGATGCGCCATTCGGTCAGGACGTCGGTCGCACCGCCCGCGAGCGGGGAGACGATCTCGCGCGGCGCGGCCATGTCGGCGTACATGGTCGTGCAGGTCGGATTGCCCGGTCCGAGGGTCGCGAAGATGTTGGTGTTCAGCTTGTCCGCCGACGGCTTCTCGACTTCCGGCATCACGATCAGCACCGCGTCGGTGCCGCCGCTGCCCTGGCCGATCAGGGTGTCGTCGTACGCCCAGGTGATCTGGTCGCCGTTGTCCATCAGCGTTTCCTTGACCACGTTGGCGGTGGTCGCGGTACCCGCACCCGTGCGCTGGAACTGAGTCAGCTGGACGATGCCCGGGTATTCGAACGAGCTGAGGACGCGCTGCGGGCCGAGGATGGTGAACTTCCGGCCGATGCCCAGCTGGTTCGTGCGGGTCTTGATGTTCCCGATCTGCTGGAGGAGGAAGAAGGCCATCTGGCCGTTGTCGTACGTCAGGACGGTGTCATTGCCGAACTGGTCGTCCGGCAGGTTGACGGCCGTCGCGCCGTTCGCGTTCAGCAGGCCCTCGCCGTTCGCGGGCTGGAAGCCGTAGAGCAGCGCGGAGCGGGCCAGGGTGAAGTGGCCCTGCCACATCGCCAGGCGGTACGCCTCGGGCAGGGCGAAGCCCTGGCGCCCGGCGGCCGCCGTGTCGTGGTGGTCGTACTCGGCGCGGACGCGCTGAAGGTACGTCGGCGCGCTGATCTGCGAGGCGCTGATCGAGACGCCCGGCAGCTGGTTCGGCGCCGCGGCACCGGCCAGCATCTTCGTCCGCATGTCCAGACGGCGCATGTAGACGTAGAGGTCGCCGTCGGCGAGGCGGACGCGGGGCTCGCCGCCCGCGAGCGTGTCGAACGCTCCCGAGGCCTGCGAGTAGGGAAGGATCAGTTCCGGCTCCATGAAGGAGGGATGGACCTGAACGTAAGCGGATGCGTTCAAAGACATGTGGGTCGATCCTCCTTAGATCGAGATGATGGCGCAAGCGCCGTTGCGGTTCCAGTTCGCGAACCCCGTGGTGCCGTTGTAGGAAACGGTCATGGAGTTCGTGGCCTGGACGTCGAGGACGTCGACCGGCAGGTCCGCGCCGGTCCCGAGCGTCGCGCCCGAGATCGTCATGGTCAGACCGGAATCGATCGTGTACTTCAGGGTCGAGCCCGTCGTACCAGCGATCAGGGTGAACTGGCCGTTGA